TATCCTTTTCGAACCCGAGCCTATGGTCCTAATGCAAAAGGTTCAACATTAACTTGGGAAGATTTAGATTATAGCTTATTATTTTTATCTGAATCTGTAAATGAGGTTTTATTAAATCCCTTATCTGGATCAAATTATTCATTTGTTGAAGCTAGTGGAACGCCTACTCAAAACGCGTTTTCACTTTCTTCATCTTATGTAGCTGCTAAAGCACTTAATCCAACAAGCCCTAATAGATATTCAATCTTAGTTGCACCTGGTAAATATGAATTTACATCTTCATTCTCTTTAGATACACAATACATAGATGTTGTATCTATCACCGGAGAAAGAGATGTATTAATTACTGGTAGTGGTGCTTTTAGTGTTACTGCTGATGATGTATATGTAAGAGGAATTGATACTGGAACCAATAATTTTACAATTAGTAATAATTTATCTTTACTTAAAATAAAAAATTGTAAAGGCGGTGATTTAAGTTTTGGTGGAAGTAACACAACAGCCTCTCTTATTACTGTAGCAGGAACATTTGTAGATTGTGAAGGTGGCAACTATAGCTTTGCTGGTAATGGATTAGCGTATGGTACATTTACAAATTGTATAGGAGGAGATAATTCTTTTGGTTTACATTGTAATGGTACATTTACAAATTGTGCAGGTGGGAATTGGAGTTTTGCAAACCAAGGAAATATTGATGGTGGAATATTTATAGAATGCACAGCAGGACAATATAGTTTTGCTACTATAGGAACTATTAGTGCAAGTGCCTCTTTAGAACGATGTACCAGCGGATTAAATAGCTTTGCGGCTTCCCCTGGAAACTCTAACATATACGGAAAACTTTACAATTGCATCCTCACATCAGGAAGCTTTAACCAAGCAGCAGTCCAATCACCTGGAAAAATATTTTCTGGAATTCAATCTGAAACTAATACTATAGTAACATTCCCTTAATTTAATAAAATAAAAATGGCAACTTATTCATTAATACAATATGATGTTTTAAAAAATGTAATGTACTTTAAAGGAACTCCTACTCCTGACATTGAAAGTTATATAGAGGATGGGGGTTTTTCTAATGAATCAAACCAAGACTTAATTCAAAGTGTTGTAGATGAAGGAAATTCCCTTGTACCTTCAGCAGCATCTACCTACATAATTAACTACATCAATAGCTCACTACCAGAAATAGATTTAAATAATGCTATAAGTGTTACTTTAAACTTAACTATTATTGTTGTAGGAATAAGGGAAAAAGTAGATAAAATATATGTAACATCTTTTAATACAGATGGAACTAGAACATATACTATAGGTTCAGGGTTATCTTTTCCTGATAATATAGTAGCGTTTATTAATCCAATAATAAAATTTCCTCCATTAGCAAAATGTAGAAACTGTTTAAAGTTTACATTCCAAAAAGATCACACTTTTAATTTTGTAGGTAACTTAGGAGGCCAATTTAACCCTACATTAGGTAACGCAGGTTTTATAAACGGACAAAAAGCATACTCAGTAACAATCCCTGACTATTCAGTTTCACCAACAGATTTTGTTGACTACTTAATATTTTGGAAACCAGGAGTAAACTTTTCAGGAACAGATTATAATGGAGCCCCATTTACAGTAACTGGAAATAGATGGGTTGCTAACCCTGTATCTAATGGCACTGGTATAATAAATAGTAAAACATTTTTCCATGTATTGTCAGGAAGTAGCGCTCCATGTGCTTATACTCCTCCTGTTTCTACATGGTACAATTATTTTGGAACGGATGGATTTTTTCTTTTAGAAAATCCTGATCCAATTTTTAGTAAAATATGTCCTGATTTTTATCATTACCCAACTTCAGGTTCTAACACTGGAAGTGTTAGTTATAACTGTAGTGATGGAGGGTGTGTTCAAGCAGCATCAGGTTCTACTGGACAGTATGCTACGTTAGAAGATTGCCTACTTAATTGTGACTGGCCAGGTACAGGGAGTGGTTACGATTGTACACCAAACGGGTGTGTTATATCAACAGGTAGTGGGATGTTTGCTACATTAATAGAATGTGAAGCAGTATGTATAATTGATGACTTCCCTACTTCTTGTTCTTGTAATCCACTTACTAACTTAGCAATTAATGGTGAATTTTTAAATGGAGGGACTAACTGGGTTGCCTTACCAACTACTTATACTCCTGGAGTAGGTAATGTATCTTTTACAGGAACAGAGGTTTTAGTTGGAGTTGAAAATGTGTTTAACTCACAAGGAACTTCTAGTGTTTCTTTAACACAAACAGGAATACTTCAACCATCATGTTCATATGATATTTGTTTCCAAGCATGGACACCTGGAGTTACTAACCCATCATGTTCTATATCAATAGCTACAGGTAATCCTAGCTTACCAGCTATATCTTTACCACTTGGAAATCTTACTTCAACACCAACAGCATTTACTCTTACTATAGACCCAATATATACTTCAGATCTTACATTTTATTTTGGGTTAACAAATCCTTCTGCTTCTCTTACAAGAATAAATATTGATGGTATTTGTGTAACAAATGTTAAATGCCCTCCTCCAACCCCATCATCAAGTATTGATGATTGTTTTATAACAGGGTCTGTTGGGATATATGAAGAAATAGAATATGATTGTATTTGTCCTGAAGGGTATATTTCTGATGGAAGTGGAAGTTGTGTTTCTCTTTTAAACCCAACAGTAACAGTTGCTAATGCTGGTATAACTTCTTCTACAAATATAAATAATGGAGATGTAATCTTAGGATTCTCTGTTAACCAACCAGACCCTTCAGGGGCTTACACTTTAAATTTTAATAACCCTTCAGATATTATACCACCGCATACAGGAATAGCTCAACCTATCTTATATTATGATTGGAATTTTAATGGAACTGGAAACTCTTCTACTAATAATTCTTCTTCATTTTCAGGAAGTTCTTATGTTTATAATACACAATATACATTTGATATATTAAAAAATGATTTTTGGTACCAACCAAGTTTAGGTCAAAATTGTGCTTTAAGATGGGTAACTCAATTAGTAAGAAATACTACTTTAGGAATACCTATGATTAATGGAGGTAATTATAGATGGTCTGGGTTTGGGGCCACTATCAATGTTCCATCACCAAAAACATACTATATAGGAATTATAGGGCAAGGTGCTATGAAAATAAAACTAGACGGTACTACAATACTATGCACTTCCCCAAATGAAACATACCCAGGCAACAGCAACACAATCCCATCATATAGTGAAATTAATTACCCAGCATATGCCCAATCAGGATATGCTAGAAATGCAACAAATGGACCATTTGGATCATTAGTTGTGCCGCCACCACTTTATGGGTTTAACCCCCATATTACAAGCCCTATTCAAGGGGCATACGTAGATTTTAACTTTTCAACCCCAGGACCAGAATACCCAGATTTTTCATATGCATCTATTACACAAATTAATTACGGCAAATTCTTTTCAGGGTATAATCTATATATTTACCCAGTAACTATGTCTGCTGGGTGCCACAAACTTAATTTTGAAGCTTGTCCTGATGAGTTTAAATATTGCAGCAATTTTCAAGGAACATTAGGAGCTATTATATTAGACAATACAGCTGAACAGTTAGTTAGTGCTAGTAGCTACAATGATTTAAACATTGTGTGGGATTCTACTTATTTGGACCCTATAACACAATCAATGGTCTTTTCAACCACACCTGGAGTATTTGCTACTCAAAGTTATTATTTATACACATATGATATAGGAATTACTCCTTCGGCATCAGCATATTCTTCATGGTGTCCTACTGGATCTGTGCCTGCTGGAGGAAACCCATGTAATGGATGTATTTCTTCTGGAAGTATATCTTTACCTTCTCTCCCATGTGGTTCATGTTTAGAATGTGTAAATGGTATTCTATACAACGGATATGTAGTAGATAAAGGTGGATTTATATTACAAGGACGTGGTCCTGGAGGTATTGTAAATACTGATGTAGTAGATAACCCAATTAATACTTGGGTTATACCTGGAGAAACAGAATGGAATAATTTAATTACATCATTAAACGGAGGAACAACCCCAAGCACTACTACAGGCGCTTTAGGAACTAATGCTGTTGGTGGTAAGTTAAAAGATTACACTAGAGATTTAACAGCAACATGTTGGGAAAATCCAAACATTGGAGCTCAAACAGATGCAAATGCTAGTGGATGGGCTGGAGCTGCGGGTGGTAAACGTTTACCTGTAGGAACATATGAAGGTTTAGGATTCGAAGGAATTTGGTGGAGTGCTAACTCAAACTCACCAACACCTTATCTATACACTAGAGAATTAAAACATTATTCTTCTGATGTATTTAGAAATTTAGAATCTAAAAACCATGGTTTCTCAATTCGCTTATGTCGCCCTGTAGAAACAGGAGAAACAAACGGAGATTTTATTACAGATGCGTATGTAGATAATAATGGAACTATCTACGATGGAGTTGTACTTGGAGATTATGTTTGGATTACTAAAAACTTATCCGATACATTATACAATGACGCTACATCAGTAGTTAATATGATTAATACTACAAACTGGTTTAATGCTACTTCAACTGGAGACCCATATTTTGCATACTATGATAATAACCCTATTAACACTAACATACTAGTAGGCAACTTCAACCCAGTTACTTCTCAATGTTATGAATTCCCAACATACTATGTTTACCGAAGTTGTGAATCTGATACATACATAATTCAAACTGAATCTGGTTCTACTACAACTCCAGGTGATGTGCAAAAAGATTCAAATGGTAACTGTTGGTCATTCCTTGAAGAAACAAATGGAAACCCTAACTTCCCAGCATCATCAGTTACAAACTATACAGGAAATTATTTTTCAGGAAGTAATGTAGTATATAATGATTGTGAAGAATGCCAAGCTATTCATACAATTTATATGTCTTTTAACACCAAAAATTGCTAATTATAAAAAATAAATAAAATGGCTTTTGATTACAATAATGAAATAAAAAATACGCTAATATCAATGTCCCTTGAACCTACATTACCACTAGGTTCAAGTGTAGGATATGGATTTGAAATGGCATATAGTGGCTCTGAAACCGGATCTTTAACTGGGGTTATAACTATATATGATAGTTACATTGAGTCTACCGGGACAGCTTCATTACAAATCTTTATCCCATACTCTGAGTATGCTACCAGAAAAGATTACTCAGCGTCATTAGCTCAATTAGTAAATACTTACACCGGTCCTAATTTAGGATTAACAGGTGCTAATAGCAATATTGGAACTCAAATTGTATACGCCCCTGGAGAAATCTCAACTGATGCTTGTAGTGGTACTTGCTACCAAGGAGAACTCCAATGGTCAGAATACATTGGAGGCCCATTATACTCACCTGGAAATTATTCAGGATTAGCAAACAGACAAACTCAAAGGCCAGTAAAGGGAGGAATTTCAATTACATCAACTTCAAAACAAGGTAGTGTTGGAACAATGGGACTAGTTTGTCAAGACTCTGCTTCTGGCGCTTTAGTAGGTTTAACAAATAATCACGTAGTAATTAGAGATGCTTTTTATACAAATCAAAGAACATTTGTAAACCCACAAAATGAATATGATTTAATAGATTCAAGTAATACTGTTGAAGGGGATTATGTTTACCAAACAGGTGAACCTTCAACATCAAATCCTGTTCCAAATCCTGGAGGACCATTTGAGGTTGGTAGAGTATTAAGGTATGTTCCTATATATACTTCTGCTTCAATTGCTGCTAACCCTACATTAATAAACAAAGTAGATGGAGCCATATTTTCTTTATATTGCACTTCAAGTACAGGTCAGACAATTATAGATTTTACATCTTCATTCCAACAATTAGGATTAAGTTATACCTCATCTATGCCTTTTGCTTCAACAGCAGAGATAGACAACTTACTTAATACTAACCCAGAACTTTATAGCTCAGGTAGAACTACAGGCCCTAAAGGGTCTCCTGATACGTTATGCCCTTTAAGAATATTAGGCAATGCATCTTTTCCAATTCAATACCCACTTCAAGGAGTTCAAACCTTATCATATTTTACAGATGTAATAGCATTCGTTAAACCTTTTAACAGTGCTTCATATGCCCCTCCATCAGGTAGCTCTACTGTATCTGTCTGCTTTTACCCAGTTTGGGGAGGCGATTCAGGCTCAACATTAATAGCCAATATAGGTGGAGTTTGGAAAATTGTAGGTTTAGTATTTGCTGGAAATGGTACTCCTTATAATCTTAATACTAATTACCCATCTGGGCCAAACGGAGCATATCAAGTAGCTTCAACTATTGGGTTTGCTTGTCGCATAGACCAAGTAGCGTCCCAATTAGGCATAAAAGCTTGGACAGGAAGTATAGCTCCAGTTGTAGATAACAGCACAATTTCGTACAGAACAGTATCTGGAAGTAACGACACTAAAACTTTAACATGTAGTGGTTCAACATATTGGCAAGTTGGGCTTACTGAAAGACATAATATTTGTTAATATTTATAATAAAATAAAACATGAGTACATTTGCAATTTGTTTAGACCCAAATTCACCAAATTTTAGCACAAGCACACTTTCAAGCAATGGTTTTAGTGTTTACAGCAACGCTGACAATTTTACAACCCCAGTAGCTCAAAATATACCGCTTGCTAACTTACTACCACCACCAAATGGTAACTGCCCTACTATAGTAAGCATTCCCCAAGGAGCAACCCAAATTATAGTTATAGATCAATGTGATGATGCAATAGATACAGCAGCTATATTTAATCCTATTGATGTATCTGCAGGAACTTTAGCGACAAACTGTTGTTATTCTATAATTGATCTTCCCCCTATCCCTTTAGGATGGTGTGCTGAATGTGGGATTGAATTTGATACTTACCAAACAAGCTCAGTAGGCCGCCTTATAGCAGGCAACGTTATAAGTAGTTGTGGCCCTGTTACAGATTATATAATTGGATGGTATCTAAATGGAGATTACTCAGCACCCGCTATTACTACAGGATATGGCACTACATTCCCTAATTACCAGTTTCCTCACCCATTAACAGGAAATAATTCTCCTTTAGTATTAGCAGGTAGTTATGAGGGTATCATACATGATATAATAATAAATGGAATTACTTACAGTAGTATTAGTGGCTCAGCAAACGGAATTCCAATACCATTTGAAAGCTGCTTTGATACAGTAGTGATAGACCCCCTTACTTGCATTAATGGTACATCCCCAGGCAAATACTCCCACCAATTTAATTTTAATAGCCAATCTCCTGGAGCTACTTCATCGCCTACTTCAGTAACATACCAATTGTCTCCTACAACTCAGTATTTTGCTTTTGCTTTTAGAGCATTTAACATATGGGATGAATTAGAAATAAAATTTATTTCAGGTAACCCAAATGCAACTAGTAATCCTAACTTATATTCTCAACCTATTTATTTAGAAAAAATTAGAATAGGAACTAATTCTACTAGTAATATAGGTACTCAAGATGGTATATATGGATCTACATTTCTTTTTAATCCAAATCCTACAATATTTAATTTAAATAATTTATGGCCTAAAAAAGCACAAGCATCGAATTGGGTTCAAAAAGTACTAACTTTAACTAATTTAGAAACAAGTAGTAATCCTTTTACTCCTGACTCACTTGAAATTACTTTTACTCCTAACCCAAGTAATAATAATACTCAGTGGCGAGTTGCACTTCAATGTTTAGATACTTTTGATTGTACTGAATGTACCTGGGAAGACTATCCAAACAATCTACCAAAAATTTGGAAAGTTGAATTAGATAAAATACATCCTTGTGACTCTCAACGGCTAGTCTTATATCATACTGGATGCGCTGATTATTCTGACTGGATGGGGCTTAACATCCTTGATGGCTACTCATTAGATAACCCAAATATAAACCTTATAGGCTCAAACCAAGAACAACCAGATACCCACCCTTTCGTCCAATCACCTTATCCTGGTTATATATCATTAGTAGGTACTACTAATTGTTCAAATCCTCCAAACTATTCTTCAAAGATTTGTGGTACCCCTTTAACAGGATCAATAAGTACAATTAAATCATACAATCAAATTCAACTAACATTTAACATAGAAAATGACTATTTATTCTACAAAAATGATTTAATAAACCAAGTTAATTCTTACAACGGGGGAATTTTAAATAGCCCTAATCTTTTCCCTTGCAACTTCCCAGTTGGAGTAAGCCCATACTATACTACTTTTCAAATTAGAACCCCTTACCCAGCAAATGGTCTTTCAACTATTAACTGTGGTGATAATACTACCCCTTTAGAATACCAATTTAATTCAAATGATTATCAAAATATTGCGTATACTGAAGATCCTGCAAATAACTATTGGTCTATAACAATACCCCAAACACCACTAGTAAATTGTATTACACCTTCTAATTGTAGCACCTGCTATAGTGTAGTTAATACTTTTATTAATAATTATAATGCTTCTATTAATTATAATACTCCTTTTACTTATACTTCTACTGTAGGATCTACATACCAAACTCCATTTTCTATAAGAAGTTTATCTAAAAATGTTTATGGATCATTAAGTGGGTCATATTGTTATGCAAATGGTACATATATGAGAATGCAATATGATTGGTATAGCATAAATACAATTCCTTTTATATCATCTTCAAATGGATGGGTTAATTTACCATTTTTAGGAGGTTCATTACCTTGTGATACTTCCCCTTATACTCTTACTGGAGGAAATGATTTTGGAAGGTATTTTAGAACATATACGGCTGCATATCAAATTCGTTTTCCTAATTTAACAAGTAGTTTTAACACTTCTCTTTCAACTAATGATTTTGAAATATATGCTTTAGCAGGTTTTGGGCCTACTGGATCAACTCATTATACCCAAAATCTTTACCCTTACTTTCTCCCATGCCCTGAAACTTCAGGTTCACTGATATATTCTTATATTGGAGGAGTAGCTACAATGTATAGTTCATCTCATTTTTGGCAAGGGAATACTCCAACATTAATAATTGACCCGTGATAAAAAAATAAACTAAAAAATATTTGGAGGAGCGAAAGCTCCTCCTTATATTTTATAAAAATTAAAGTTATGGGAAGAGGCAGACCTTCTAAAAAAACCGCACCTAAAACACCTATAGTAAGGACAGGTAGACCGGCATCGGAAAAAATAACTATATGTGTTGTTTATAAAAAAGGCAAAAAACACTTTTTAAACACATATCAAAATTATGAGTTAGATTCTATAATTTCTACTCGTAAACACATCCCTCTTATACCAAATGATTATGAAATCCTTGATATCGGGATAGGAAAATCGTTTATTAAGCGATATATGAAAGAATATAAAATAAATCAAATAACAATTCAAGATTAACATGACAGAAAACAAACGTAAAAAAAGTCACACTGATTTAGAATGTGTGCAAGTAGGTTTTGCAAATGGTATTGCACCTGGTTTTCCACTTACCGAAAGAGAAAAATGGGATATGGTAGAAAATGCTGCTTATGCTTATGGTAAATTTTTAGATGCTCTAGGTTGTGATTGGAAAAATGATCCAAACTCACAAGATACACCTCGACGTGTAGCTAAAGCATATGTATTTGATTTATGGAAAGGCAGATACGATGAAATGTCTGAAATTACATCTTTCCCATCAGACGGATATGATGGTATTGTAATTGAAAGAAATATTCCATTAACTTCAATGTGTTCACATCACCATCAAACAATTGGAGGAGTTGTACATATTGGGTATGTAGTTGGAGAACATGGTAGGGTAATTGGCCTATCTAAACTAAACCGCATTGTAGAATTATTTGGCCGTAGAGGGGCCATTCAAGAACAATTAACATCAGCCATCCACAATGCTGTAAACAAAATCTGTGAGAACAATAGAGGTGTAATCGTTACAACTGTAGCAACACATAATTGTGTATCTTGTAGAGGTGTTAAACACCAAGGGGCCTCAATGGTCACAACAAAAGCATCAGGTGTGTTTATGGACAATAACAATCAAGCACGTAAAGAATTTTTTGATTCATTAAAAATTAATAACGGAGGACACCAAATATGAACTCATTAGAACAAAAACAAGAAGAGCTAATTAAAGTCCTGTATGGACAAATGATAGATTTATCTTTAATGTCCAAAATTGAACTTGGAAATGATGTTATCACTAAAATTAGAGAACTTCAAAATGACATATATGACCTTACAGATGAAACCTATGTACCCTTTATATCAGAAGTTGAAGAGTTTAATGCTATAATGGGGAAACCTAATAATTATAACCCGGTCATTCCCGATGAGAAGGAGTGGATGTTTGTTTATAATTTTATTTTGGAGGAACTTGAAGAATACAAACACGCTTGTCAAACCGGGAATATTGTTGAAATTCTTGATGCTCTGTGTGACATCACGTATGTTTCCTTGGGCAATGGGGCTATGCTACATGGCCTTAAGGATAAAGTATGGCCGGCGTATCAAGAAGTACAAGCGTCAAATCTTAGCAAAGCTTGTACAAGCGAGGAGGAAGCACAAGATACCGTTAGAGTACGGTCCGAAGAGCAAAAAGAACCATGTCACTATGAAAAGGTTGGAGAGTATTATATCGTCTATAGAACGCGTGATAGAAAAGTAATGAAAAACATAAATTACTTTAGACCTGATCTAAGCAAATTTTTCTAATATGTATAAATAAAAATAAAATGAACAAAGAAACACTTAGAATGCAAATGTTGGCTGGAATCATTACTGAAAGCCAATATAAAACAATACTAAATGAAAATGCTCCTGCTTGGGATGATTATGAAGGATATGAATTAATTCTTCAAATGTATTTTGATGATTATGATTTAGAAGATCCTCAAACTTTTAAAGATGAGGTATATGATAATGGAGATGTTCAAAATAATTTAGCTTTAGACATTGCTAAAAGAGCAGGATTTGAAGGAGATTTAGGAGACTTAATTAATGATGATGAATTCAATAGATATTGTAACGGTTTAGCTAAATTATTCTTATTACAATATGGTGCTGATATGGGGGTTGTTGATGAAAATGATCCTGAATATAAGAATGAACTTAGACAAACTAATAATTGGGTTGATTCTTATGGGGATAAATTTGATGATCTTCCTACAAAGAATTTTGATTAAATTTAAATAAAACTCTTAAAAAAGCTTGCCTAACCGCAGGCTTTTTCTTATTTTTATATAAATTAAGTCTATGTATCAAAGTGTTTTTTATAACAGATTACCCGGAGAAGATCAATGGCATTACTATCTAAGGGACGATAAAAAAGGAATACATAAATTCCAATATTGGCCTACTCTATATAAACTAGATGATGAAGGAGAACACACAACACTCTTTGGTGAAAGATGTTCTCCTATCTCTGGTAAAGTAGATAAAAAAGATCCTACTATATATGAAAAAGATATTGACCGTGAATTAGTAATCTTAAGAGATTTATACTACCAGACAGATGAAATGCCTTCCTATCATAATACAATTTATTTAGATATTGAGATTGAAATTTTAGGAGCACTTACACCACAAACGATTAAAGAAGCAAACGCTGAAATAACCGCCATCGCTTTAATTGACACTACAACTAAAGAAAAAATATGTTTTATTTTAGATAAAGCCGGCAAGATTGAAGAGTTAAATCAAGATGGTAAAGTAGTTGTACCTTGTCCTGATGAGAATACTTTACTACGTAAATTTTTAAATAAATGGGAACAAATGGATCCTACCATCGTTGTAGGATATAACAGTGATTTCTTTGATATTCCGTATTTATATTACAGAATTAAAAAACGTTTAGGAGACGAGGTAAACCGTTTATCTCCTGTGGGTAAAATTGAAGAAATACCATCTCAACCAAATTCGCCGATTCGTATCGGATTAGTTAATTGCCTCGACTTTATGCATTTACTTCGTAAGTATATCATGAAGGAAGAATCATCATATAAATTAGGTGATATTGGAACTAAATACGCTAAGTTAGGTAAAATTGAATATAATGGTAATTTAGATGCTTTATTTAGAGAAGACCCAATTAAATTTATAGACTATAACATTCGAGATGTTGAGATTATAGAGGCATTAGAGGAAAAATTAAAATTTATTGAATTAACAATCCTAATATCTCACCTATGCCATACACCATATGAATCTATCTATTACAACACAGCATTAAATGAGGGTGCTATTTTAACATATTTAAAACGTAAAGGTATTATTGCACCAAATAAACCTACTACTACGAACCCTTCGATTAGAGAATTAGAGTTAGGGGACCCTGTTCAACATCAACGAGGTACCCCAACGATTGAAGGTATAGTTTATAGTTTTGAAGAAAATCAAGTTATAGTTAAAACAGCAGCTGGAAAATATATTCAACGCAACTCTAAAACAATAAAGAAAAAAGATAGTTATGCTGGAGGATACTTACTAGACCCTATACCTGGATTATACTCAGATGTAAGTGACTTGGACTTTACCTCACTATATCCCTCAATTATTAAATCACTTAATTTAGGTATTGAAACTTTAATGGGTAGGATTGTTACAAAAAATAACTACGAACAATACAACTCATTAGAACAACTTAAAAAACTTGATCCTGAACAAAACATCCATATACAAAAATTAAACCGTAAAACCTACAAATTAAAAGATGCTACAATACCTGCAGCTGCTTTAATTCGTTTAATAGAAGACAATGGATGGACAATATCTGCTAGTGGAGCATTTTTTACAACTGATAAAAAAAGTATTGCTTGTGAAGTACTAGAGGATTGGTTTGAACAGAGGGAACATTATAGGGCATTAAAGAAAAAAGCAGGTAAAGCAGAAGATTGGGCAAATTATAAATTATATGATTTGTACCAAATGGCATTTAAAATCTTACAAAACGCCTTATATGGTACATACGCTATTAACTCATGGCGCTTTACCGATGGAGCTAAAATATGCTCATCAGCTATTACAAACAGCGGACAAAGACTAACTAAAGAATCAATTGCTTATGTAAACCAATATATCTCAGACCAACTAAACATAGATCCTCGAACATTTGTTATTGCATCAGATACAGATTCCTTATATATGGAATTAACAGATTTATTAAAACATAGAAACCCTGATTTAAATTATGAAGACCGTGAAGAGAAAATTAAACGGCTATTAGTTTTAACAAGTGAATTACAAACAGTAGCAAACACAAACTTAAACAATATTACTCAAGATCTATTTAATATGCATGGTAAACATTACTTTGAATTAAAACAAGAAGTAATTGCTGAAAAAGCATATTGGTCTGGTAAACGTCGTTACGCAATGTATATTGTAAACAAAGAAGGTGTTGAGATTGAAGAATTAGAGATGAAAGGTTTAGATATTATGAAATCAAACTTTCCTCCATATTTTAAAAACTTTGGAGAAGAATTAATTAAATCTATCCTGTTTAGTAAACCAAAAGAAGATATAGATAAATTTGTAATGGATTTTAAAAATTCAATGCAAACTGTAGAATGGATAAAGTTGCTTAAACCAATGGGATTAAAGAAAATGGGTGAGTATATTGAACGTAAACCTATGCCTGGTGAATTATTCTCTAAATTGAAATTAAAATGCCCAATTAATACTAAAGCAGCAATCATCTATAATGATTTTTTACGACATAAAAATCTTCATATAAAATATCCTGAATTTACAATTGGAGATAAAATGTATATTGCTTATTTAAAACAAAACCCGTACCATATAGATGTAATAGGATATAACGGATATAATGACCCACCTGAAATTACAGAATTAATCAACAGATATATTGACCGTGATGGTTTATTTGATAGTGTTATTAGAAACAAATTAGAAGGCGTTTATAATGACATTGGATGGTCTTTGAACTTGAATCCGTTTAAAGCAAAATTTTTTAACTTTTCATAATATGTATAATAAAAACCTAAATAAAATGACACAAGAACAACTTAGAATGCAAGTACTAGCTGGTATCATCACTGAAAGCCAGTATAAAAGAAAATTAAGTGAAGGTAAATTTAGTGAGTTTATTAAAAATACTTTTACTTCTGCAACTAAAAATCAAGAATTAGCACAAGACGCTGCTGAAGCTGCTGAAGCTGCAGCTCAAAAGGCATCAGATGATGAAGTTGCTAAATTAGAAGCTTTAGTAAGTGACCCTAAATTTAAAGAAGAATTAATAAAAACATCAAAAGACTTATCCTCAAAAGCTGAAGATACTGCTTTTAGCACAACAGGAGATAGAAGCAATGCCCAATATGTGTATGCCTCAGGTATGGCTGAATATCTTAAAGCAAAAGGGATTAACCCTGATGTTATAAAAACTTTTAGTGATGTTTTAGCCAATGCTATGAAGTAATTATTTAAAATAAATTTAAGAAAGCTTGCCTACCAGCAGGCTTTTTCTTATCTTTAACATATGGTAAATAAATTAGTTCTACAATCAGTTATAAACAAATACTACTTGGGAGAAAATGAATCCGTCAAGTGGAAAATCAAAGATAAAACACTTACCATTGACTTTATGTCTGTAAATAAAGAAGTCATTGGTAAAATTGTACATCAAAACTTTGATGTAGAGGACAGTGAATTGGCTATCTTTGATACAAAGAAATTTTTAAATTTATTAAGCATCACTCAAGGTGATTTAATGTTTAACTTAGAAAAAGGTAAAAATGTTTACACTAAATTACACTTTGCAGATGCTTCCTTTAACTTAACATATGCTTTAGCAGACCCTTTATTGATTGGGAAAGTAGGTTCTGTAACGGAACCAGAGTGGGATGCAGTTTTGCCTTTAGAAAAAGAATTTGTTGATAATTTAGTTAAAGCAAAGAATGCTTTATCTGGGGTTGATGCAATGACTGTTTCTATAGACGTTGATATGCAAGGAGATAATATGTGTGTGTTTACTTTTGGAGACGAAAAAGGTCATAACAATAAAATCACATATCAAATGTATGGTAAAATCAAATATGAAAAAGTAGAAATACCATTCAACTCAGATATGCTTCGAAATATTTTAAAGGAAAATAAAGATTTAGAGGAAGGTTTTATATTTTTAAGCTATCAAGGTTTGATGAAACTTGAATTTAAATCAGAAGACACTATGTGTGAATATTACATGGTACGTAAAGAGGAATCAGCTTTTTAGTATGTATAAACATGGATAAGGAATTTAAACGCATGCAAGAGTTAGCAGGATTGAATGAAATTAAAATTAACCAGCCTGCTCCTGTATTTAAAACAAATGATCAATTTGTTAAATATTTAGAAAAAAATTCTAAATTTAGAAAAGAACTTATAAATACTATTTTTAACTCACCTAATTTTAATAAAAGTGATGACCCATCTTGGGAAGATGTAAGACAAGGATGGATTAATAACCCTATAGAAAGGTTTACAGACTTTAATGAAGAAGATGAACTTATGATTGATGATAATAATGATAACAGAATATACATCTCAATAAACCCAATGAGTAGTGATCCAACAGCATTTGCTTCTTTTGAAGTAAAATTACCTCCAAATAAATTTTACTGTGAATATTATTAAACATGGATAAGGAATTTAAACGCATGCAAGAGTTAGCAGGATTAGATGAAATTAAAATCAATAAACCTACATCTAATTTAGATATTCTTAACAGAATGTTAGAACCTGATGAATACGATGACTACATTCTCAGTGCTATTGTTACACAAGATTCATTAGAAGACTGGATGGACTATGAAGGTCTAGATGAAAATGAACCAGATGATGCTGAAAAGATACAATTAGGTAAAATATATTTTGCATGGAAAAGCAGAAATGATATTTATACATTTACTGTAAGTGATGAAGAAGATGCAGGTGATATAGTTTTTCCTAAACCATACAAAAGCGCTATAACATATGGGTTAGGAGATAGTCTTGTTCAAATAATAATGCATAATTTTTAAGATATTATGAATAAAGAATTTTTACGTATGCAAAAATTAGCTGGCTTAACCGAGATTAAAGTTACCAGCCCACTTAGTGCAGATAAAAATGCAACAATAAAAGATAACTTAAAAGGTTGGTTAAGATACCAACTAACACAATTTGACACACACCCAGAAAACCCATATTGGAAAGGTATTGATACTGTATTAAAAAGTAAAAAAGTTTATGATTATATCTTAAGTCAACTCCAAGAAATAATAAGCGAAGAAAACCCAGAAGATGAAGATGATTATAATTCATTAGAAATGATACTTTGGGATACTATAGAATTAGAAGTAATGGATTATTTCTTCCCTATCTTTATTAAAAATTTAAAAAATAACGAAATAAATATTAGCCGAAATACAATAGATCCAAAACCATTCCCACACTTTATACTAGACCCTAAATCCCCAGAAATAAATAAAGCTCATATATATAAAAGTGATAAACCAGGTTGGGATAAATACCCTCAATATAAATCATTAATAAAAAATAAATATGTTGATATTTATGATTTAAATAATCCTGAAGAATTTCGAGACCAAATAATACTAGACACAGCTGATCCTATAAATGAGTTAGCTGAAGATATAGTTGAGAAAGCTGGGTTTGATAAAGATATTATATATGTTAATGAGGATATTGGTTTATATTGTAATCTTTTAGCTACAATATTTTTATTACAGTATGGAGCAGAAACAGGAGTTGTTAGTAAAGATGATCCTGAATATAATAAAAGGTTAAAAGATGCTATTGAGTATATAGGAGGAGAATATAAAAGTAAATTTAAAGATGGTTTATATTATTATTACTTAAACTATGAAGAAGCATTTGATTTGTTAGATTTTAAAAGTGATATAAATGAGAATGTTTATGATGCGTTTGAACGTTTTTGTGAAAAAGGTGATTTTGATCTTTATGATATATAATTTAAAAACAACTTGATTTTTAAAAATAGTTTTCGTATATTAAAGTTATAAATTTAAAGTAAGTTATGGCAGAAACAAAAAGCAAAGGTCGTCCTGCTAAGGACGAAAATGACACACAATCAAATTATTGTACAATTAAAGACCCTTTAATTGAACCTTACTACATTGTAAAAGACTCATCTAACTTTACAGTAATGGAAAAAAAAATTGCTGAAAAAGGATTTAGGGGAGCTGAAGCATCTGGTAAGGAAAGAGAAAACGTTGTAGGATATTATACAAGTTTTTCAAATGCTTTAAATCGCATCGCAAAAGAAAAATTCTATGTAAATCAAAATGATTATTCTTCAATTAAAGAATATATCGCTACATGGAACATAGTTAAAGAAGGAATAGAATCAATGTTAAATAAAATAGAAATATGAGTAAATTAGAAGCATTATTTGATGCAGTTATCGTCAAACCAGTTGAGGTTGAAGAAACACAATACGGCTCTATCATCGTACCAGACATGGGTAAAGATAGGAATGTTCACGGAGTAGTAATAGCAGTTGGACCTGGTACATACACTGTAGCTGGGGAATTTATTAAGACTGTAGTTAAAGAAGGTGATATGGTTGTATTACCTACAATGGGTTTTACAAAAGTAGAACATGAAGGTGTAGAATACTTCATTGGTAATGAAAAACAAGTTTTAGCAAAAGTAACAGAAAATGAGTAAACAAATTGAATTTGGAGCAGAAGCTCGTAAAAAATTAGTAAAAGGTATTGATAAACTAGCAGATGCAGTTGTATCAACATTAGGACCAAATGGTAGAAACGTTGTTTATACTAAAGAAGGTCAAGTATTTTCAACTAAAGATGGTGTAACAGTTGCAAGAGAAATTAATTCACTTGAAGACCCAATTGAAGATCTTGGAATCAACATGATTAAACAAGCCTCAATTAAAACTGCAGATAACGCAGGAGATGGAACAACTACATCAACTTTATTAGCACGCGAAATTGTTAAGCAAGGTTTGAATCGTTTGAATGATGGAGCAAATGCAGTTGAAATTAAACGTGGAATTGACTCAGCAGTAGGAGTTGTTCTTATGGGGTTGAAAAAAATGCATGAAAAAATTTCATCTGAAGAACAGTTAGAACAAATTGCAACTATTTCTGCAAACAACGACCCTGAAGTAGGAAAACTTATTTCAACAGCAATGAGTAAAGTAGGTCGTGAAGGTGTAGTTTATATTGAAGAGTCTAAAACTGGGGAAACATTCCTTGAAACAGTAGAAGGTATGCAGTTTGATCGTGGTTATAAATCACCTTATTTTGTTACAAATAACGCAAACATGTCTACAGTTTTGAATGATGTGTATGTGTTTATTGCAGACTACAAGTTCTCAGCTGTAAAAGATTTGTTACCTATTTTGGAAGGTGTATCTCAAGCAAATAAATCACTTTTAATTATCTGTGAAGACATTGATGGTGAAGCACTTTCAACATTAGTTGTAAATAAGATGAGAGGTACTTTAAAAGTAGCAGCAGTACGCGCCCCTGAATTTGGTGATCGTAGAAAGTTACTCTTAGAGGACATTGCAATCCTAACTGGTGGAGTAGTATTTGACAAAGACAAAGGCATGAAGCTAGACAAATTCCAGTGGGATTGGTTTGGTCAAGCACGAACAGTTACTATTACTAAAGATAAAACAACAGTTATCGATGGTAAAGGAAATGAAGAAAAAATTGAACAACGAGTAGAAGAACTTGAAGCTCAAATTAATAAAGCAGAAACTCCATTTGAAATGGAAAAATTACAAGAACGTCTATCTAAGTTTGTAGGTGGAGTAGCTATTGTTCATGTAGGTGGAAACACAGAAACCGAAATGAAAGAGAAAAAAGATCGAGTTGATGATGCTCTTCAAGCAACTAAAGCTGCACTTGTAGATGGTATTGTACCTGGTGGAGGTATTGCTTTATTAAACGCTCGTGAATCACTTAAAGATGTTGAAAACAAAGATGCATCTGAAGATTTTAAATTTGGTTACAAAGCAGTATACAATGCTTGTGGGAAACCATTTGAACAAATCTTATCAAACGCAGGTTACTCAGAAGCAGATGCTCGTATGATTGCTCAACATGATTTAAAAATAGAAGATAGTGAGTGGGCAGGTTACGATATTAAAACTTGTAAAGTAGTTAATATGAAAGAAGCTGGTATTTTAGATCCACATAAAGTAACTAAACAAGCACTTTCAAATGCTTCATCAATTGCAAGTACAATCCTACTAACAGAATGCGTTGTATTTGACAAACCAGAAGATAAAAAAGAAAATACGTTTGATCCATCTATGATGGCTGGGATGATGTAATATGGAAACAAAAGAAATAGAATATAACCATCTAATCGCAGAACGAGTTCCACCTGGAGACAGGTGGAGGCTTGTTTCTGAATTTAAAGATAAAACAGTGTATGAGTCACTAACAGACACTCTAGAAGCATATTTTCAAGCTGCTGGTGAGCCATGTCATTTTAGGCTTGAACCTTTAAATGCTAAATTATTTGCTATTAAAAAAGAAGTTGAAGAAGTGCGCCCTGAACCTCCTAAACGTTTCAATATCTATGGGGATTATTAATATGTATAAATATGAAATTAACAGATATGCTATTTGAAATGGATGATCAAAACGGGTCAGGCGCATCTAGAGAAGCTAGAGAAGTTGTCTTAAGGACAAAAACAACCCCACTAGCAGATGTGGAAGATGCTTTAAATGATTTAGACAATTATGGAGAGTATAAATCATACAAACAAAATACTAGTTTAGATGTTAAAAAAATAAAAGATGCATATTTTGGCCCTAGCGGTATGGGCCCTAATGCTAAAGCTAAAGTTACAAGAACCATTTGGAATGAGGCGGACACAGCATGGAGGAAATTTAAATTAGAAGACATCAAATCAAGACACCCAGAGTTAGATATTACAGGGTTAGAAGATGTAAGATTTGAAGAATTACCTAAAGAAGTTAGTGACCCACGAGTTTACTTTATTTCTCCGTATACTAAAGATAAACTTGATGCTTTAATAGCATCATTAGCTGGAAGTGCTGATATTTTAAATTGGTACGAAGATAATGATGCTTTAATTTTTCCTCGAGACAGAAATGAAAACATACCTGGAGATGTTGCTATGGTAAATATCATAAAAACAGTAATGAAAAATGCAGGTATAACAGATATTCGAGTAGGTAAAGAAAGAGATGTAGATGGAGAAACAGAATTTAAAAGTGTTTCCAAAACTACCCAATTAAAAGTACCTGTTAATTCAAGACCAGAAGCAGCTATATTAAGAAAAGAATTACAAGCAAAATTCTCAATACCAGAAGCAGGATATAGAGTTAAAGAAGATGAGAACGGAGTTTATTTATCTATAACAGGTATAACTACAACTCAAAAAGCTAAAATTAGTATATATCTTGAAGATAAAGGTATATTACAAGAAAATTGGGAAATGAAAAAAATGCTTAGATTAGCTGGTATTATAAAATAATATTTGTTTTTAATAAAAGGTTTTAGTATATTAAAGTTATGAAAGAAAATACGTTATATGTAGAGCGTTTCCGCCCTACTAAACTTGAATATTATGTTGGAAACGAAAACGTTAAAGATATAATCCAAAAATATCTTGACCAGGGTGATATCCAAAACTTTATTTTTTACGGTCCTGCTGGCACAGGTAAAACTACCCTAGCCAAAATTATAGTCAAAAATCTAGACTGTGATTATCTTTATATAAACGCAAGTGATGAAAATGGGATTGACACTATTAGAGATAAAGTAAAGGGGTTCGCTAGTGCTGCATCTTGGAAAGGAGTTAAAGTAGTGATATTAGATGAAGCAGATTTTATCACCATTCAAGGGCAAGCCGCTTTACGAAACGTAATCGAAACATTCTCACGCTCAACCCGTTTTATTTTAACTTGTAACTTTATAGAGCGAATTATTGACCCTTTACAATCCAGATGTCAGGTACTTAAAATTGTACCTCCAACTAAACAAGATGTTTATAACCATTTAACCTGGATACTAGCAGACCAATTAAATTTATCTTACACACCTGAAGACCTTAAGACACTCATTATACAGAATTATCCTGATATGAGAAAAATGTTGAATGTAATTCAAATGTCTGTAAAAGATGATTTTGTTCAATTAGATAAAACAGTTCTAGCATCAAATAATTATGTTAAAGATGTGTTGAAAGAATTGATGGGTGATAAAAAATGGCTTACTATTCGACAAATTATAGCAGATTCGAATGTTAAAGATTTTGAAGAACTGTATCGTAAACTATTTGAACATAGTTCAAAATATGCACATGGAAAAGAAGGTATGGTTGCAATTATATTAAACGAGCATTTATATCAAGCAAACTTTAGAGTAGATAAAGAAATTAATATAATGTCTGCAATTGCAAAGATTATAAATGCTATATGAAGTATTTTTTAAAATATACATTATCTTGGATTTCACAAAATTTATCTATACCTTTTTGGATGGTAGGACATATCCATTTAAGTACAAATGTATATGAAGATGTATATGAAATATTAGCCTCAATCGGTATGAACATAATAGTTGCGGCAGGATTTATACACGATTTTATAGAATATAAAAAAGAAAAAACAAATAAATAAATAAATAAACAATGGAAAAACCACAAATGAACATTGACTTCACACAAACAACTTCTGTTGAAGGATTTGATGGAGGCAAACTATTTGGACAAGCTGTCCTTATTCGTAAAATTTCTAAATTTTTAGTTGGAGCTGATGAAGATGCTTTAATTCCAATCCCTGTATTTTATGATTTGGAGTCAAAGAAAATCTTAGTAGATTCACTTCCACCTGAACTTAGAGAAGAATATAAAGATCTTTGCTTAAATGCCTAAAAAGCAAATAAAAGATTTATGGGGGTGGTTAAATGAAATCACCCTCTATAAAACTCCTATAGAAGAAATTTCGGAAGAATCATGGGAGAAATGGAACTCTTACATGATACATAGGTACGTATCGATGGATATACGTTATATTGAATTAGTAAACTATATTCAAATAATCCCATACGATAATAAACAACAACTGTACCAAATCTATAGAGAAATGATTCCAAAAGCTAAAACATTTTTTAAATACATTAAAACAAAAACCCAGAAAAAACCAGTTACTGTACTAGAGTATGTAGCAAAACATTTTGAATGTAGTTTAGGTGAAGCAGAAGAATATATTGACATCTTAAGGGAACATGGTACTAGAAGAGTATTGTATGATATGGGGTTAGAAGACAAAGAAATTAAAAAGTTATTAAAATAATGGAACACGACAGCGCCCAAAGAACTGTATTAACAGAGTACAGACATATCCAAACAACAGATTCAATTGTTGACTCAATCATTGACCAGTTTGTTGAAAGAGCAACATTTGGTAAAACAAAATATGGAGTAGATTTAGATCGTGAAGATTTAAGTGTTTTAGAGTGGATTGAACATGCTAAACAAGAACATATGGATGCTATATTATATTTAGAAAAATTAAAGAAAATTGTAGAGGCAAAAGGACTCTAATATTTATAATAAAATACTAAAATGAACGAAGCTTACAAATCATTAGTTGATTGGTACTACATAGAAGAGTGGAGCGACTACCCAGGCCCAAAAGGTAGAGTAGTTCCTGATGTTGAAGGGTATGATAATCCAAGTAGCTACGATGGAACTGAACTTTATATACCTCAAGGAACTGTAGGGAATAAAAATGGCAATATGTTTATAGATGAAGAAGGAAATGATGTTCCTTTTGAAGACCAATATTTTGAAAAAACAAATCCACTTAACGAAAACAAAATGAATAAAGAAACACTACGTATGCAAATGCTTTCAGGCATTATTACAGAAAGCGAATATAAAGAAAAATTAGAAGAGATTGGAATTGGGGCAGTATTAGGTACTGCTGCTGTAGCTGCTCTTGCTAAAAAAGCTTATGATAAATATAAAAACTATTCTTTAAAAAAAGGAATGGAAGAAACTGGAAATGAAAAAAAAGGAACAAATGGTGTTACTGCTAAAGAGTTTAAATCTAAAGATGGTAATACATATTGGGGTGTATTTTTTCAAGATAGTACAAGAGATCAAGGATATGAAAAACCAAGAATTCTTTTATTTACTCAAGACAAAATTGATAAAGTATTAAATACTAAATTACAAGGTGGTGACCCTGATGAAGATAGAATGGCTGATAATTTTGATAAAAGATTAGGCCAATTTACAGCTGATAAAGTCATAATGTTAGAAGGAAAAAAATCACTTAACGAAAATTTTGTTGGTATGGGAATGGTTGGAAACATTTTCGATCGTGAAAAAACAGATTACGAACTTGCATTTGAACACTTCACAAAAGGTACTTCATTAAATGAAATGGAAGACGAAATGCCTGAAGCGCCATCACACGAAGAAACAGATGCTAACCAAGTGTATGAAATGGAAGGCGAAGATGTTATGCCAAAATTTAGAAGAGGTGTTTTAAGACAACTTATAGCATACGCTGAAGAATCTGGTTCATCTCAAGAAGCAATTGACGATCTTAAAGCAGCTTTAGATAGAATTGAAGCAGAAATCGAAGCAGAAAAAAACAAAAAACCTTTACCTAGATAACATGAACCCAAGAGATATAATCACAGTTGATGTTCCTTTATTTATTCGTTTACTTGAATACGCTAGAGAGGACGCTCAAACAGATATGGACCTACATAATGTAGCTGAAAACATAATCTCATTATCAATGTCTGGCAAAGCATTAACTATGAATGATTATAACATGATTGTTGGGGGTTCTCAAGAAGAATTAGCTGAACGTAGAATAATGCTAGTTAGAGCAGGAATTATAAAATAAAACAAAATGAACACTGAGTTTAAACGTATGATGGAATTAGCTGGTTTAACTGAAATTGTAGTTAAATCACCTAACAAATTTACTAAACTTAATTTACCATACGATTCATCAAGTGACACAAATGTAAATATTCCTTTTGGAGAATTAATAGACTCATATGATGATTTAATAAATGATCTTGTAAGACTTAACCCACAAATAGACCCTTACTTTTTCCAAGCAGACAATGACGGCCTATATGAGGATGTATTAGATATACTATACACTGATAACCCAGACGGAGCAACATTACTAGAATTTTATAAAATTTACTTCCAGTGGTTGTTTTCAAATCTTATAGCAGATTTTAATAAGTATAATGGGGATGAAATAGATGAAAGAATCAATAAGTTTTCTGATTATGTTGATGAATTCGCAGATAATGCTTTAAAAGGCAAGTGGTTAAATGTTGAAAAAGTAACAGTATAGTAAGATGGCTAAAGCAAAAAAAGAAGGTAAACCTAAGCGTAATAGAACAAATCTAGCTAAACGTTTAAAAATGATTGAACGTAATCAACAATTATTAAAGCAGTATGAATTCTGAATTCAAACGCATGATGGAGTTAGCGGGTTTATCTGAAATTAAAATCAATAAACCTAAAAAATCTCGAATTCGAGTTGGAGAATTTTATGTAGAATTTACTCCTGAATATTATAAGAATATTGAAGAATATGGTGATATGTTCTACTATGAAAAAGGTTTAACAAATAAACCTGAGATAAGAAATGGTAAAAAAGTAAGAGGAATTACAGCTTATTATGAATATGAAGATGATGCTGAATTGGTTGAAGATTTTGATACTATTGGTTATATTTACCCTGTATCTGAAAAAGATATAGAATCTTATTCTGAAGATGAACTAGATGATGCCTTTATAAAAGCGATTAACCCAAGCTTAACCGAAATCAAAATCAACAAGCCTACATCTTTATTAGACAACCTACTTTGGACCCCAGAGTTATACAACTTCTTTAAAAACGACCAAGACATATTTAAAAATTCAGGAATAGACTCTATTATTAAGACTAATTTACATAAAATAATAGACAACATTTGGGAAGCTTATACAAATGGGTGGCAAGAAAATGATATAGAAGAGTATAATGAAGGAGATATTACTGACTACCCTAAAACAAGAGACGACCTATTAAACCCAGACAAACAAACTGGTAGTACTTCTGATGTAGAATATTATATAATAGGTGAATTTTTGTTCCCTTATATTTTAAAACACTTAAAAGAAAATGGATGGGAACATATAGAAGATGATTTCTTTTCTAAAGATGGAAGAGAAGCAGAAATATTTTATTACATAAAACCTCTTGAATCCCAAGATACTAGTCCTAGAGAAAACCTATGGGAAAGATTTTTAAACTATATAGAAGATAATTATTAAGTAAGCTTGCTTACCCACAAGCTTTTTCTTATCTTTAGGTTATGTCAAAGAAAAAGGTTATCCCTCAAATTGTGAAAGACATTCGCAATAAAATCAAACGTGATATAGATTGGGCAAATGAAAAATCTGTTTCATACTCTCAATTCTCCATGTATAGTGAATGCCCTAAAAAATGGTCTTTACAATATGTTGAAGGACATAAACAATTCACCTCAACAATTCATACTGTATTTGGAACTGCATTGCATGAAGTAATACAACATTACTTAACAGTAATGTATGAACAAAGTGGAACAGCAGCAGATAAAATCAATACATCTGAAATGTTTGAAGATACATTACGTGAAGAATACACTAAACAATACATAGCAAATAATAAACAGCATTTTTCTTCACCTGATGAGTTAAGAGAATTTTATGATGATGGGATTGAAATTATAAGAGATTTTGCTAAAAATAGAGGTAAACATTTTTCTAAACGTGGGTGGCATTTAGTTGGAGTAGAAATACCTATTGTACTTTCTCCTCATCAAGAACTACAAAATGTAGTATATCAAGGGTACTTAGATATAGTAATGTACCATGAACCTACAAATCGAATCCAAATCATAGACTTAAAAACATCTACTAAAGGATGGAATGATAAACAAAAAAAAGATGAAATAAAACAATTCCAACTTATATTCTATAAAAAATATTTTTCTCAACATTTTAATTTCCCTGAAGAAAACATTGATGTAGAATTTTTTATTGTGAAAAGAAAGTTGTTTGAAAGTGAAGATTTTGTAATTAAACGAATTCAAATCTTTAAACCTGCTGCTGGTAAAATCAAAATGAAGAAAGCAACAGAGGCAATGAATAAATTTATAGAAGAAGCATTTGATGAGAATGGTTATAAAAAAGTAGAGCATCAACCAACAATAAATGACAATTGTAAATGGTGCCCTTTCTTTAAAACCCATTTGTGCTCTATAACCTACACCTAATCCCCATATATGTATATACGATAATATTAAATTAAAGTATATGAGTGATAAAAATCAAGTATTAACAAGTGTTAAAATAGATAAAGACTTGTTTGAAAACTTTAGAGTAGAGTGCATTAAGCGCAAATTTTCGTTCCAAAAATTAAGTGAACGAGCAATCCATTTGTATTTAACAGATGAGGATTTTAGAAAAAAAGTTCACAACCACAACAACTTAAACTTGGAATCCGAAGATTAAAATCTTATATTACTAAAAAATAAGTTACATGAAAGAAAAATTTAGTTATTTACCCCAAAACCAAAGAAAAAAAATCCTTTTAATTTGTGATGACATTAGAGTACATTCGGGTGTAGCAACAGTAGCACGTGAATTAGTACTAAACACATGCCATCATTTTAATTGGGTAAACATTGCAGGAGCAATCAACCACCCTGAAAAAGGTAAGAAATTTGATTTATCAGCAGACACAAACACAAATGCAGGAATAACAGATGCATCTGTTTTCTTATACCCAACAGATGGATATGGAGAACCAGATTTGATCCGTTACATGATTGAAATGGAAAAGCCAGATGCAATTATGTTAATTACTGACCCAAGATATTTTGAGTGGTTGTTTATGATTGAAAACGAGGTTAGAAAACATTGTCCAATTATTTATTTAAACATCTGGGATGATTATCCGGCACCATTGTATAACAAAGCATTTTATGAGTCATGTGATGCATTGTTAGCAATTTCAAAACAAACAAAATTAATTAATGAGCTTGTTTTAGGTGAGAAACGTGGGGACAAAGTAATAGAGTATGTGCCTCATGGTTTAAATGAAAAACATTTTTATCCAATTAAAGATGAAGCAGAGGTAAAAGAATTAGAGCAATTTAGAAATACTTTGTTTGGAGGTGAGCAAAAGGATTTTGTAGTGTTTTTTAATTCAAGAAACATTAGACGTAAACAAATCCCGGATACAATGCTTGCATTTAGGTATTTTTTAGATACATTACCAAAAGAAAAAGCAGAGAAATGTGCTATGGTGCTTCATACAGAAGTAGTAAGTGAACATGGAACGGATTTAGAGGCAGTAAGGAAAATATTATTCCAAGATTATCCAAGTGCAATTTACTTTTCAACAAACAAATTAACACCACAACAGTTAAACCAATTATATAACATCGCAGATGCTCAAATTTTATTAACATCTAATGAAGGTTGGGGTCTGTCATTAACAGAGGCAATTTTAGCAGGAACACCAATTATTGCAAACGTAACAGGTGGAATGCAAGACCAAATGCGTTTTGAAGATGAAGATGGAAATTGGTTTGAACCAACACCTGAATTACCTTCAAACCATACAGGTAAATTAAGAAAACATGGTGTGTGGGCGTTTCCGGTTTACCCAACAAATCGTTCAATTCAAGGTTCACCTAAAACACCTTATATTTTTGATGATAGATGTACATCTGAAGATGCCGCTGATCAAATTAAAAGGTTATATAAAATGACTAGAGAAGAACGTAAAGCATTTGGTGCAAGAGGTAGAGAATGGGCACTTAATGAAGCAGGATTAACTGGAGGAGCAATGGGTGTTCGCGCAATTAAAGCGATAGATAAATTATTTGACACGTGGACTCCACGCGAAAGGTATGAGTTAATCAACTGTAATGAAGTAAAAGAAGATACAATTAAACACGAATTATTATACTAAAAGTTATGAGTAAACCAACATTTGTAATATCGTGCCCAATAGATACTTATAGTGGTTATGGAGCACGTTCTAGGGATATTGTTAGAGCAATTATTGAACTAGATAAATATGATGTAAAAATATTACCTCAACGATGGGGTGCAACACCAAAAGGATTTATTAAAGATAACCCTGAATGGTCATTTTTAACAAAACATTTTTTAAATACTCCTCAACTACCAGCACAACCTGAAATTTGGATGCAAATTACAGTACCAAATGAATTCCAACCAATTGGAAAATATAATATCGGTTGTACAGCAGGTATTGAAACAACAATTGCACCTGCTGAATGGGTTGAAGGATGTAATCGAATGAATTTGATTTTAGGTTCTTCTGAGCACACTATTAAAGTATTAAAAGAAAGTAGATTTGAAAAACGTGATCAAAATACAAACCAAACAATAGGGTATGCTGAATGGAAAGGTGATAGTGAAGTTATATTTGAGGGTGCAAACACTGAAGTATATACTCCATTATCATTACCTACTAAAATGAAATTAGCAGATGAAATAAATGAAGATTTTTGCTTTCTATTTGTAGGACATTGGATGCAAGGTGCTTTAGGTGAAGATAGAAAAAATGTAGGATTGTTAGTTAAAGCATTCTATGAAACATTTAAAAACAAAACCAAAAAGCCAGCTTTAATTTTAAAAACATCTCAAGTAGGTTCTTCATATATGGATCGTGATGAAATTTTAAAACGAATCCAAACCATCAAATCTACAGTTAAATCAAACAATTTACCAAATGTTTATTTACTACATGGTGAATTTACAGATGTAGAAATGAATGAGATTTATAATCAATCCAAAGTTAAAGCAATGATTAATTTAACTAAAGGAGAAGGATTTGGTCGCCCATTACTTGAATTTTCACTTGTAAATAAACCAATTATCACAACAAATTGGAGTGGACATACTGATTATTTAAACCCTGAATTTACTACATTATTACCTGGTACTTTAACAAACGTACATCCATCAGCTGCTAATAACATGTTAATGAAAGAAGCACAATGGTTTAGTGTAGATCATGGTCATGTAGGTCATTATATGAAGGATATGTTTGAAAACTATAAAGAATATAAAGATAAAGCAAAACGTCAAGGATATCATTCAAGAATAAATTTTTCATTTGATAAAATGAAAGAAAAGTTGGATGATGTTTTTACTAAACGTATACCTGAATTCCCAAAACAAGTACAACTTCAATTACCTAAATTAAATAAAATTGAATTACCAAAACTTAAAAAAGTAGAAGCCTAATGCAAAACGAAGAAATAATTAATTGCCCTAAATCTGGAGGTGACTTGTGCTATAAAGTACAAGTTGCCCCCGAAATTTATAACTACATGAGTTTATCTTGTGGTTTTTGGACTAACAGTTTGATGACTGAAGACCATGAGTTTTATAAACAACAGATAGAAACTTTGCCTGAGTTGTATAAAGATTTAACTTGGGTTGATCCTGAGACGAATTTAATATGGTTACCAAATACAATTAATCAACCTGAGGTAGGAATGATTTTTGCATACGGGCATAATGCTTCGGATTGGGGTTGGGCAGCTGTAAAAGCAGTTGAAGTACCTGAAGAAGAAAGAAAAGAAGTTATGGGTAAAATGCAAACTCATAAGATGGATATGCCTAATATGAAAATATTCCCTGAAAGAGATTATATTGAGGCTCTAAGTTTCCTTGGAATTTTACCAGAATAATAGTATATTTAAATATATGAAAATAAGTTATGCAGTTACAGTATGTAACGAATTTATAGAAATTCAACGGTTATTAACATTTTTACTTGAACATAAACGCCCACAAGACGAGATTGTAGTTCAAATGGATTTGAATGTAGATGATACGAAAAATCATCCTGAAGATAAAAGCCAAGTACATGTTTATCTTATGAAACATAATACACAAGGTAATATTCGAGTTGTATTTTATCCATTAAATAATGACTTTGGGGCATTTAAAAACAACTTAACTCAACATTGTACTGGTGATTATATTTTTCAAATTGATGCTGATGAAATTCCTAACGAAAACCTAATAATGGTTTTACCTGAGATAATAGAAGAAAATCCTGAAGTTGAGGTGTATCTAGTTCCTAGAGTGAACACAGTAAAAGGTTTAACTCCTGAACATATTTCAAAATGGGGTTGGAGAGTAACGGATACCGGATCTGGGTTAGATGAAGAGTGGGTTAATTGGCCTGATTACCAATGGCGTATTTGGAGAAATAAACCGGAGATTCAATGGGTAAATAAAGTACATGAGCGTTTAGATGGCTTTACACATTATACTGCTATGCCCGATGTAGAGTATTTTGCTTTATACCACCCCAAAACAATTGATAAACAAGAAAAACAAAACAGTTATTACAATACATTATGAGTAAAAAAAAGAAAATATTAATTTTTTCCTCTAGTGAAAGAAGTACTTTAGAAGTTATAAATGTAGTTAAAGAAATTAAAAAACGAAACCATGACTTTTTTTTCCTTTACTCAAACTCTACAGATACTCAATACCCAACATACTCATTAGAAAATTTTTCTTATGATACTAATATAGAAAACCCTACTCCTGTATATTCTGCTAAAACATTAGGGAACATAACCTTACCTTTTATACCAGATGTATTATTAGTAAGCAGAGAAAATTGGGAACCTGAAAAATCTATATTTATCGAATTTAAACAATTAGGCACATTAATCTGTTGTATTGAAAACTCTAGCTGGTTATACTCAGAAATAGAATCTAAATTAGAATTACGTAGTAGAAAAAACTTCCCTACAAATTTAATAGATGTATTTTTTGATCATAGTGATTGGACGTTTGATACTAAAGTATTAGCTAGTTGGGTTACCCATAAAACTAAAATAGTTGGAACATCTAAATATGATGATTTAGTTAATATAGAACCTTATAATAAAACTAAACCTGTTATTATAATATATGGTTCTATGAATTCTTTTATGCATCAAAACATACTCCAAAAAACTAAACATATAGTTAATGAATTTAAAGATCAATATGAAATATTTTATAAACCTCACCCTGTAGAATTTAATGATTTTAAAGAAGATTTTACTAATAACTCCACTAACCTTAATAATATTCCAAATGTTAACGTAATAAAAGACGAAAAAGTATTCCAATCAATAGTTAAATCTTCAGATATTAATATAGGAATATTAAGTTCCATTATGTATTACCCTTTAGTTCTAAATAAAAAAGTAGTACTATTTGACCTAAACGCTTCAGGCTTAGAAAATGCTTATAATATTGAAAAGTTTCAAGGAAAATTATTTGAGTTTTGGGCGCCTATTGTTAAAGTAAATTCTTTTGAAGAATTTAAACAATTAGTAGGAGAAAAATTTTTAAATGAAACTATAAAAAGAAAAAATAATTTAATGAAGGATATTTATAATAATTTGGATATATACGATGAAGATCATACATTTAAAGAAAATCAATGGGATATAGAAAATAACAAGAAAGTATTAAAGTATTTTGATAATTTTAATGATTTCAAAGCATCAGAAAGAATAGTAAACGAAATAGAAAATTTATATGTTTAATAACAAAACCATTTTAATTACCGGAGGAACAGGCTCATTAGGTAGAGCTATAATTCAAAAATTAAAACAATACAACTGCAAAATTATAGTTTACAGCCGTGATGAAGGTAAACAAGCTTTATATTTTGGACAAGACAAATCAATTATTAGAGTAATTGGTGATGTTAGAGATTATGAACAATTAACCAAAATATTCCGCTTATATAAACCTAACTACATAATACATACAGCTGCTTTAAAACGAATAGATGATATGGAATATTATCCTGAAGAATGTGTTAAAACAAATATTCAAGGATCTATCAATGTAGCTAATGCTTGTTTGGAAACAAAAGTTGATAAATGTATTTTAGTATCAACTGATAAAGCATGTGTTCCTATTAATGTATATGGAGCTTCTAAGTTTACAGCTGAACGTTTATTTTCCAATTTTGATTATAACTCACCACACACTATTTTTAGCTCAGTGCGTTATGGGAATGTAATAGCTAGTAGAGGATCATTTATTCCTTTATGGATGGATTTATTATCTCAAGACAAAGACATTAACGTCACATCATTAGATTGTACTCGATTCTTATTTACATTAGAAGATGCAGTAAACACGGTTTTATCTTCTTTAATTAATAGTATTGGAGGAGAAGTATTTATTCCATATTTTGATTCATTTAATATGGAAACTATAATTAAGGCATTATCTAAAAAATTAGATAAAGAAATAAAATACAATATTGTAGGAATGCGCCCTGGAGAGAAATTCCATGAGGATATGATAGCTAAAACAGAATTGCCTTTTACTTATGAATCTAAATTCTTAGATGGGTTTACCACAGAACATTGTAATAGATTATTATGTGTTATCCCCCAATACACTGAAAAAGAATACCCCCTTAACAAATATAACGGCCCTGAATTTAATTCAGGGATATTTTTAAATTATAATACTGAGTATTTAATAAAATTAATTAACAAAGGTTTACAAGATGCTAACTAGAAAAAAAATCAATGAAGAAAAACTTTGGGAAAATGCCCTCAAGTTAATGCCTAGAGGTACCCAAACAATGAGTAAATGCCCTGACCAGTTTGTAGATGGTGTTTACCCTAAATTTGTTAAATCAGGCAAAGGGGCTTATTTATATGGTTTAGATGGAAAAAAGTATTTAGATTATATGTGTGCATTAGGGCCTATTATTTTAGGTTATAATCACTCTTCTATTAATAGAGCTATCAAAAAACAACTTAAAAAAGGTATTATATTTTCCTGGCCTACTCTCCTAGAGCAGGAACTAGCCCAGCTAATAACAGACATTGTTCCTTGTGCTGAACAAGTAAGATTTTGTAAAAATGGTACTGATGCCGATTTAGCAGCAGTTCGTATTGCCCGTTCATATACAGGCAAAGAAAAAATTCTTAAACCCTCAGGAGGGTATCATGGTTGGGGAGATTGGCATGCTATTACAATGAGAGAGTATGGTGTTCCTAAGTGTTTGAAAAAATTAATTGATGAATTTGAATTTAATAATTTAGATAGTTTAGAAAAATTGCTTAAAAAAGGAGATGTAGCAGCTGTTATTTTAGAGCCTCAAGCATTAACTACACCTAAATCTGGGTATTTAGAAGGAGTTAGGGAACTATGTACTAAATATAAAGCTATACTTATTTTTGATGAAGTAGTAACTGGTTTTAGGTGGAGTTTAGGCGGTGCTCAAGAATATTTTGGGGTAACTCCTGATTTATGCTGTATGGGCAAAGCAATAGCTAATGGGATGCCATTAGGGGTTATTGCTGGTAAAGCTGAGTACATGAATGAATTAAATCATGTGTTTTTTTCAATGACATTTGGAGGAGAAGCATTATCATTAGCAGCTGCGATTGCTACTATTAAAGAGCTTAAAACTAAAGATTACAATTATATTTGGGAGTTAGGGAACATGTTAGATAAAGGCATAAAAGAAGCTGCTAAAAAGCATAATCTAGATATTATATTCGCAGGAGACGCCCCCAGACATAACTTATCATTTAACCCTCAAACATACTCAGATGTAGATGGATTAAAAGCATTATTTTACCAAGAAATGGTTAAGCAAGGAATTTTATTCCCAAATGTTATTTATATAAGTTTTGCTCATACTAAAAAGGATATCCAAAAAACAATTAATACTGCTGAGAATGCTTTTAAGATAGTAAGTGAAAATTTAAATAATATAGACCAAATTTTAGAAGGGAAACGAGCAGTAGCAATCTTTAGAAAAAATAACTAATATGAATAATATCGTTATCAACAACTACCAATATAGTGAATTTTTTACCCACTACTTTTCAAGCCAAGACGAATGGCTACACAAACCAGAACAACCATTACTAGATTATGTTAAAGAAAACATCCCAGACTATATTAATACTGTAATCATTTTTGGGTGTGCAGGAGGAAGAGATTTTATACCATTTCATGATGAATATAATTGTATAGGCTTTGATTTAGCATCTCCTTCTATAGTTAAATGGGTTTGTAAAACAGATAATCTAACATATTATCAATGTAGTATAGAAGACTATTTAAGTAAATTTGACCATAATGATGTAGATTTATCCTCATGTTTAGTTTATACCCAAGGGACATTAATGTATGTAGACTACAAAACCCAAACTCAGTTTATAAACCATCTAACCCAACATGGATGTAAAAATATAGTAATTCATGAATACCCCCCTGAGTGTCCGGTATATGATCAAGGTCATAACGGTAATAACCCTAATGCTAATTTTAATCCTTCTCCTGAGGTTTTAAATTTATTTGAAAGGAAACATTTTAGGTTAACAATTGAAAGGCAACCTACTGGGTTTTTATATTTAAATAAGTAATATGAAAGATATTAAAGATGTAATTTTTATAATTCAAGCTAGAACACAATCAACTCGTGTCCCTAACAAAATGCTTAAACCATTTGCTCATTCAAGTTTATTTGAAATAGCAATTGAAAAAATACTCCAATCATCTGTCATTCCAAAAGATAATTTTTACCTTTCAATTATGGATGATGAATTAATTAACATCGCTAAAAAATACAATGTAAATTACTTTACCCGAAGTGAAGAATCAACCCAAGAACCAATTACATTACAAAAAGCACTTGAATGGTACAATAAACTTCCATTTAAATATTTTGTAATTATTAATGCTTGTAATCCGTTACTAAAAGTAGAAACAATAGATAATTTTATTAAACGATTTTTAGAAGTAGATTCAAATGGTTTATTTGGGGTATTTGAGAAAAAAACATTTTTATTCAATAACGATGGAGTTATGATAAATCGTTTTTTTGGAGAAGATAAATATTTAGCTACTTTAGAAACCAAATTTGTAGAAACATGTTATGAAGCAGCTCACTCATTATATGCTGGGTCTAATGAAGACATAGCAAATGGGATATATATGGGCACATTTAAAGAACCAGGCAATCCAAATTTCTTTATAATGGATGAAATTGAATGCTTTGATATAGATTGGCCTTGGCAATTTGAAGTAGCAGAAAAATTATATTTAAATAAATGAAAGCAGTTATAATTGGGGGCGGCTCTATAGGAAAACGCCACTCAACTAATTTAACTAATCTAGGAATTAAAACTAGAATAGTTGATATAGATGAAATAAGTAATATAGATAATATATTACAAGAAGGTTTTGATATTGGTTTAGTATGTTCACCTAATATAAAACATATTGAACACTGTTTTAAATTAGCTCAACATGATATTCCTATATTTTGTGAAAAACCATTTTATTCATCAAGTGAAGGAATAGAAGAATTATTAAACGTAGTTAAAGAAAAAAATTTAATTACAATGGTGGGGTGTAATTTACGATTTACAGATGAGGTAAAATCAATTAATTCAAACTCTAAATACATTAGTGTATATTTTGGTTATAACTTAAAAAAATGGAGACCACAAACTGATTATTTAAAATCTTATAGTGCTAATAAACATTTAGGAGGTGGAGTACTTTTAGATGTTATACATGAGTTAGACTATCTTTACTTTAAATTTGGAGATATTAAAAATGTTTCATATACTAAAAATAAGTTAACAAATATAACAAATGATACTGAAGATTTAGTTGTTGGGCGAATTGAATTCCAAAATGGGACAATAGCAGACTTTACCTTAAACTACCTTTCAGAAGAATATCAACGTTATTTTGATATTTTAGAAGATGATATATTACGTAGAGTGCATTTTGAAATAAAAAATGATATGTATGTTGAAGAAATAAAGTATTTTGTTAATTGTGTTGAAAATAATATACATTGTATAAATAGTTTTAAAGAAGCAAATAAGTTATTAAAATATTTAGTATGAATACATTTGTAATTGCTGAAGCTGGGGCAAACCATAATCGTGATTTTAATCAAGCATTAGCATTAATTGATATCGCTGTTGAAGCAGGAGCATCTGCTTGCAAATTCCAAACATATTCCTCAAATACTTTATATAGTAAAAATACTCCAGATTTTGCTGGTTACACAAATATTAATCAATTAATTGACAATATAGCTTTGCCTCGTGAATGGCAAAAAGATTTAAAACAATATTGTGATGAAAAAAATATTGAATTTATGTCTACTCCATTTGATGAAAAAGCAGTTGATGAATTAGTTAATTTAGGAGTTAAGCGATTAAAAATTTCTGGTTTTGAATCTACTGATTTTCGATTTATTGAAATGGTAGCTTCATCTAAATTACCTTTAATTATATCTTTAGGTATTGGTTTTGAAATGAATTACTTAGGTAAAATATTTGAAATAGCTAATAAATATGGTAATGGTTTAACATTAATGCATTGCAATAATGCCTACCCAACCCCAATGCAAGATGCGGGGTTAAAGATAATCCAATCATTAGCATTTAATTCTAGATATAAAGCTGGCTTTTCAGATCACACAATGTCTACTTTAACTCCTGCTTTAGCTGTAGCTATGGGAGCAACAGTAATTGAAAAACACTTTACCCTAAGCCAATATTTACCAGGACCTGATCATCCGTTTGCTTTAGAACCAAATCAATTAAAAGAAATGATTAATTTAATCAAACAAGCAGAATTAACCATTACACCACAATTGAACCTATTTTCTGAGTCAGAAAAACCCTTCAAACAAGCAATGCGCTCAGTAGTAGCTAAAACTAATATTAAAAAAGGAGAGATATTAACAGTAGATAATATTACTACTAAACGTCCATTTTTAAAAGGTAATATACCTGCAAAATATTTTGAATTTACTTTAGGTAAAATAGCAGATAGAGATTATAACGAAGATGATTTTATATAAAAAATTATGATAAAAGGAGACCTTGTTTATTTAATTAAACCTCAAAAAGAAGACATGTCTTTACTTCTTGAGTGGAGAAATAATCCTAACAATAGGAAATATTTTAGAGAATATAAAGAAACAAACTTAGAAGACCAATTAAATTGGTATGAACACACAATGATGAAAGACCCAAGTTGGCACCACTTTATAGTTAAACCCATAACCCAACCAAATAAAACTATAGGTATAGTTTTACTTAATCACATTCATCCTGTATATAGAACTGGAGAATTTGGGATTACATTGGGTGATCCTGAATATAGAGGTAAAGGTTATGGGAAAGATATGCTTATAACCCTTATTAAATACGGGTTTGATCAATTGAATTTAAATAGAATTTGGTGTGAAGTGTACTCAAATAATGATTCTATCCATTTATATAGAAAAATAGGATTTAAAGATGAAGGAATTTTAAGGCAGCATGTTTTTAAAGATGGAGAATATTTAGATTCTTATATGTTAGGAATGTTAAAAGATGAGTATGAGCTACTATATAAATAATAACTGGAAGAATATAGCTAAAGGGCAAACCGCGTTTTGTATCTTAGGAGGCCCATCAGCTAAACAAACTTCTAATATACAGGAAATTATAAAAAATAATTTTACAATAACTGTTAACCATAATATTAAGGATTATCCTAATTGTGATCTATACATAACTGCTGATAATGGGCTAGCTAGAGAGTATTTTGAAGATAAAGAATTTTTTCTTCATAAATGTATTAGAACCCATTCTTTTTCTAAAAATCAATGGGTTGGGGAGTATAATGAAGATTTAATTTGGATTAAAGGTAAAAGAGACTTTTTACTCCAACACCCAAACCAAATCAGGATTATAGCCTGTAATGATTTTCCATCATATAACCACTCATGGACTGTAGGTCAATTATATAAAGGATATGGAGAACAATTTTGTAAAGAAGTCCCCAACACTTATCTTTGTATTGAACATCGAGACACTTCAGGAGAATCATATCCTGTGTTAAGTAGATCTATATCTGAATCTGTAGAAACCTATGGGACCAACCCACTAGACCTTTACCCTGGGGGTAACATTTCTGGAGTTGTATTCCAGTTGCTGTATTATATGGGATTTGATAAAGTTATAGTTGTAGGGTATGGAGATAATGGTATATCTAATGGGTATGATGATAATAGGATTTTTACTTGGAATAATGAAGAAATCCATGCTTTAACTGTTCATTATGATAAATGGGGAGATAAAATTAAAACATTACATGGAGGAGAAATATGCAGGGAATATGTTAATTTTTCCCAAGCATCATATGATGAGCTAGAAACAACCCCAGAAAATAAAAATAAACTAATAAATAAACTTTTAAATTTAAAAAACCTTAATGAAAATAATCTACCGAATATCTGATTCAGGATATAATAAAGTAAAACCTGACTACATAGATAATGAAAAGTGTTTAAAAAACTTTTGTAATGTGTTTTATGATTATATTTACGATATTCATGTCATAGCAGATAACTGTAGTGAATCTACAGTTAGTATGATTAATAAGTATATTGATCCTGCAAACATTAAAAAGGTATCTGTAGGACATGGTGCCGGAACATTTAATTTAGCTTTAGATAAAGCGTTAAAATGGGAAGATGATGAAATCGTTTATTTTGTAGAAAATGACTATTTACATAAACAAGGTTCTCCTAAAATATTAAAGGAAGGATTTGATTTAGGAGCTTCATTTGTAGCATTGTATGACCACCCTGATAAATACTTAGACCCAAGGTCTGGGGGAAACCCATATTGTGAGGGAGGGGCTGAAGATACAAGAGTATATTTAACGGATTCATGTCATTGGAAGATAACTAATTCAACTACTATGACTTTAGCCTCTAAAGTGTCTACTTTAAAACAAACAGAAAATATTTTAAGAAAACATACTTCAGGGACCCACCCAAACGACTTCCATATGTTTATTGAATTAAGAGAAAATAACCATTTATTAATTACCTCTATACCAGGTTATGCTACTCACGGAGAAACAGCTTGGTTATCACCCCTAACAAACTGGAGTAAAATCTGATATCAGTAATTATACCGACATATAAATCACCCGATGCTTTAGATTTATGTTTGCGTTCTGCCATTGAAGGGCAACAGAATAAAAATCAAATTATAGTTGTTGTAGATGGTTTTTATGATATAAACAAAGAAGTACTTGAAAAATGGTCTGGGCATATTGATATTTTAAACTTAGAACAGAATGTAGGTTTATGTAGAGGAACAAATTTAGGCGTTTACAATGCACAGCATAGTAAAATTCTTATTGTAAATGATGATAATGTATTTCCTCGTTTTTGGGATGTTATATTAGAGGAAGAATGGGAAGATGGAGCTGTAATTTCACCAAATCAGATTGAACCATATCCTTCAATGTTTAAACAGTTCCATATTAAAGATTTAGGGACAAACCCTAAAACATTTGACCTAGAACAATTTTGGCAATACAATTATCACTACATTTCAGGTGATAAAAAAGAAGAAAGTGGTTCTACATTACCTATTCTTATGAACAAATATGATTACATTCGTTTAGGTGGATGGGATGAAAATTATGAACTTGGAATGGTAGCTGATTGGGATTTCTTTTTAAAATGTTCTATGTCTAGTTTAAAAATGGTTAGGACATGGAATTGTCATTTTTATCATTTTGCTTCAATTTCAACTAATGGAGAAAAGAGGCGACAAGCAGAACAAACAGGACATGGGTATGCTAAATATAAATGGGGTAGTTATATTAAACACAACCCTTTGAATAATTTAAAATATTTATAATAAATTTGGTTTTTAAAATTTTTTTTCTTATATTTAACAAAATATGAAGGTATTTATATATTATAACAAACTAGATCCTTCTAAAGAATCTTATGGTATGTTTGAAGCAATTGATTTAGAAGATGCAATTTTAATAGCATCATATATTAAACAAATGACCATAGATGACTTTTTAAATATTTTTGTTGTAGAAGAAAAAAAATAAATTTATGGATGTATATATAAAAAGTTTAAAGAACATAGCGGGTGATGGAGCAAGCATAGCTGAGAATCCTAAATCAATTGCTAAACGAGACAAAAAATTTTTTATGTTTATGATTGATTCTTTGTCTAAATTTGATGATCGTACCCAAGCATTGTTAGATCTAGGGATAGATATGATAAAATATGAAGATCCATATTTCCATGTAATAGAAGGGTTAATTATGAAATCGTATGGCCCTTTAAAAGGTGGGGTTATATTGTGGTGGTGCGGAGAAAGAAAACTACTAGATGTAACCAATTACAACATGATAGATGAAGAAGGAAATGCTACTATGATATCAAACGTCAACCAGTTATATAATTATTTAAACAAACTAAAATGAAATGTATCCATTGCTCAGAAGAAATTAATCCATTACGATTAAAAGCACTTCCTGGGACTAAAACTTGTGTTGGATGTTCAACAACAGGAGCTAAAAGGGGAGTAATAGTTACTCTAGGTGAAAAAGACCACACATGTAATGAGATTATGTTCTTAGAAGATGATAATCAATACGAAAAATATTTACAATCTCAATCTCCAACTAGTTTTGATGAAATCAAGACTGATGAAGAAGAAAATGAAGATGAAAATATAGAAGATAAAGATGCCGAAAGCACGTCCACTATCGAAGACTGAAATATTGAATGCAATGGCTAAAACCAAGTCGGTTAAAGCTGCTGCTCGATATTTAAACTGCTCTTACCAACATCTAAAACCTTGGATGAAACATTATAAAGATGAAGAAACGGGTTTAACTTTATTTGAACTTCATAAAAACCAATGTGGTAAAGGCATTCCTAAATTTGTAACTCAATCAAACTTTAATAAAAAAGAACCTGCTATACTAGATATAGTTGAAGGTAGAGTAGATGCTTCACATTGGAACCCTGAAAAACTTAAATATAGAATGGTTGAAGCAGGGTTGATTGAGGAATGCTGTGGTGATTGTGGTTTTAAAGAGAGGCGAGTAACTGACTATAAAATGCCTTTAATATTACATTTTAAAGATGGGAATACAAAACACTATAATTTAAACAACGTACAATTACTTTGTTATAATTGTTATTTTCTTTATTATGGTCAAGTGTTTACTGAAAGAGAAATAGAGAAGCTTGAAGGGCATGGTGTAGTTACTATGAAAACAGAAGAAGAAAAATTACATTTGGATGATTACCATATCAAAATGTTGCGTGAACTAGGATTACAAGACAAAGATGATAATGAAGACCCTTATTCACTAGTATCATACAAGTAATATTTATAACCAGAATGAAGAAAAAAAAACATACTAAAATAGTCAAAGATTACGACAAACAAAAAGAAAAACATCTTGAAAAACTAGCATCTAAGATTCTAGACAACGATGAAAAACTACAACGATTAAAAGAAAAAAATATTAACCCTGATTTTTTAAATTTATTTTAACATGGCAACTAAAATGGAATCATTTGATGTAAACAATAGCGAAGAATTTGAAAGCATGGTAGAGCGGGGTGATATTCGAATAGCCAAAGCTTTAGTAGAAACCATCCTTAAAAACCTTAAAGGCAGAAAACGACACATTCCAGCTATGTCTATATTTTTAAAAGACGAAGAATTAATATTAGATGTGACTGTAGACCGTGAAGACTTCGCATATGTATTAGAGACCAATTTACCTAAATATGAAGCACACGAATTATATGAGCAATGTGCCGAGATAGTTAGGGCATTGGAATTTTTAAAGAAAAAGAAAAAATAAATGGCTACATTTGAATTCCAAAATCCATCAGGAGGATCAGCTTATTTCTTCCTAGAAACAATAACAACATCCTCTTTATATCCAATAGGAACACCTAAATATATGGAAGGTACTTGGAATGTTAATGGGGTTAAGACAAATGCATTTGCTTACGCAGACATGACCCTAATTTCAGAAAGTTATGATTCAAATGGTTCGGGTTCAATTTCAATAAATACCATAAATTTTGTTTATACAGGCTCAGCTCCTTCAAACACAAACGACACTATTTATCTAGATGTAACAGCTTTTGTTGATACAACTATTACCGGATTTTTAAGTGAGTTAAATACTGCTTTTTACACTTATAAATTCATTGCTCCTTACGATACTCCCCTATCAAATATAGATATAGATCCTTCTACTTACTCACCACAAGTTTTTATATACTATGTAGGAACTAACCAAGATGAAGGCAACACAATTCCTTATGCTGTTAATGGAGTTAGTGGAATACTTTCCGGTGGTTTAAATTATAACTTTGGCTTAGTAACAAGTTCCTTTATAGCAGGAGTTGTTATACAACCAGGTTATTCTAGTTTTGAATTTATCCCAAACATAACAATCCCTGTTGGCGCTATTGAATTTAGAGGAACAGGTGAATATACAGTAACTATAACCCCATAAAAATATGTCTTTCATTTATCAAGCCCGAGACTTAGCAAATAGAATACCAAATTCTTTTTATATCCCAGGAGATGGTCTTCCTAGAGAAACATATGAATCTACAGTTATATTTAATTATAGTGTAACTAATACTAACTGGACAGCAGCTAGATTAGACAATATTAGCACTGTAAGTAACACAGTACTTGTAGTAAATCGTTTTTCAGCTCCAAGTTATACTATATCAAGAACGGGGATCCAATTTTCAACAACTTGGGGGGTAGTGCCTGTAGGAATGAAAATAGAATTTGTAGCTGATACTGAGGAAAATTTACCATTTAAAATAAGAGTATTTAAAGGTACAACTACCACTTTAACAGGTGATGAAAGTGAATATAAAACCCCTATAGATGAAGGTTTAGTTCCTTTTTCTGAGGAACTTGAAGTAACTAGTTTAGAAGGAAGTTTATCTTTATATTTTAATCAAACAGCAATTGATGCTTTTTTAGCTAACCCTGATCAAAATATTTTTATATTGGGTGAATATGATTATAATGATATTGAACCAACAGTAAATTATACTGTAGGTGATACTAATCCTGCTAATTTTGTAGGCTTAAGTGGTCAAACTTAAAATTTTTATTATAGAGGATTAAGTTTTTAAAAAAAAGTTTCGTATATTTAGATAAATTAAAAATAAAAGTTATGATAAAAAAAAGTTTAACAAAATTTCCATTTACAAACAAGTTTGAAACTCTTAAACAGATGTATAAGAGTAAAGATTTTGACATCGAGTTATTTGATGAAATGTCTACAAGTATGATTACTGTACTAGGTGAATGTACTGTAAGAGGTATAGATGAAATTGAAAGAATACCTATTGAAAAATGGAAAGATAGAGTATGGAATCTGATTGAAAATGCTGGGTTATTGCCTGAGTATAAAGATGAAGATGATTATATGTTAGAAGAAATAATTGATACTTGGTATGATACAGAAGACTAACATGGAATCACTCCTAGACAAAAAGTTAAAGAAACCTAAAGAACCTGAATTTATCATATTAAACGAGTATTGCCAATGCTTCTCAGGGTTGAGAAGAGGATACCCAGCGTTTAGCGATAATTTAGATGAGGCTAGGCCTTTAACTAATATAGAACAATTTAAAAAAGTACAATATGGAACCTCTTATAAACTTGAAATCGTCTATGTCTAATATTGTAAGTGATATAGGTTGGATGTTTTCTGTAACAATATTAGGTAGTATAGTAATAATAGTTTTAGCAGATTATTTTAAAGATAAATTTAATTAACATGGCATTATCACCACAATCAATTAGAAAAAATATTACTATAACATTTGATGGTGTTGTAGTAAGTAAAGAGTACATTTTAGAGGTAAGTAAATCTTGGGATGAAAAACAAGAAACATTATTTAAAAAAATGATTAAACAAGGAGGCAAATTTAGAATTAACGGAGTAATAATTAATACAATCCCACCAGAAACTATCTTAACATCTAGAGGTGAAAAAGATGGTGGCACGCAAAAAGTAGATCCTTTAGCTAGATTTTAAGATGAAACAGTTATACGTTCATAATGGTAGTGCTTACCTCGTTTTAAGAAGAGTACCTATAGGGAAGTTTGAAGTAGACCAACACCCAGAAAATATGGAGCAAGTTAAAATGTATAGAGATTGGGTTGGGGCGGATCATGTTTTAAGAGACCAAACTCATTTTTTATTTGTAGAAACAATACAAGATGTAGAATTTGAAGAAATAGAAAAGTTATGACAGAAAAAGAAGTACAATTATTAAGATTTGAAAGAGAAGAATATGGTGATTGGGATGGAGACCACCACTACTATTCATACCAGATTACAAATGGAATGTCCTTTATCTCAAGTGCAAGTGATGAAATCGGAGAAGATGGACAATGGTATGTAGATGTGTTTAACACACAAGATCCAATTCGTTTTTGGAAATTCGAGGAAGTTCAAAATCTTCTTAATATATTAGAGAAACATTTAATAAAATGACAGTAAAAGAGTTAATAGAAAAACTAAGTGAGTTAGACCCTGAATTACATGTTTTTATCCCTGGTTATGAAGGTGGATACCACTACGCAGAAATTTCAGAAGTTAAAAATGTTTGTCTAAACGTAAACACAGCTTGGTATTATGGACCACATGATGATCCAAAGATGTGCGCTAATGATCCAAATAGTTATAAACAAGTAAAAGGAATAGTATTATGATGAAATGGTTTGAGACACACCTCGGTTTTTTATTTATTAAACCAAGACGAAGAGCAGCATATGCAGAATATTTAAGAAAAAAATATAACAATGAACAATATTGAACACCAATATCTTAAACTCCTTAAAGACATTTTAGATAACGGAGTACAAAAACAAGATAGAACAGGTACAGGTACATTAGCTGTGTTTGGAAGACAGATTCGACACAAGATGTCAGAAGGGTTTCCTTTGCTCACAACAAAGAAAATGCCATTCCGTCTTATAGCAACAGAGTTGATGTGGTTCCTACGTGGTGATACAAACATTAAATTCCTTGTTGATAATGATTGTCATATTTGGGATGGTGATGCGTATAAGAACTATTTGAAACACAATGATGAAGTATCTAATTATTGGATTAAGAAAAATCCCGAAATTGAAAGTAGATGGAAACCATACTCACAAGAAGAATTTATTAATAAATGTAAAACAGATCCCAAGTTTGCTAAAAAGTGGGGTGAATTAGGTCCAATTTATGGTAAGCAATGGAGAAATTGGAAAACGGTATATGATTCCAACATAAGTAAATGGGATGGTGAAGGTGAAAATGCAATACCTGTTTTTGAAGTAATCAACAAACATGACCAAATCGCAAACCTAATCCGTGACCTTAAAACAAACCCAGACTCAAGACGATTAATGGTTTCGGCTTGGAATGTTGGAGAATTGGATTCAATGGTTCTTCCTCCTTGTCATTATGGATTTCAAGTTTATACCCGAGAGTTGAGTTTCGCAGAGAGAGTTAGGTATTATGAAACTACATTTGGAAGACTACATTTTATTCCACCATCACCAGATGCACTTGATGCTAGAAATATCCCAACACGAGCAATCTCGCTAATGTGGAATCAACGATCAGTAGATACATTCTTAGGTTTACCATTCAATATTGCATCTTATGGATTGTTATTACAAATCATTGCAAAAGAAGTTAATATGGTTCCTGATGAATTGATTGGTAACTTAGGTGATACACATTTGTACTTAAACCATTTAGATCAAGCAAAGGAACAGTTAAACAGAGAACCATATCCACTACCAAAACTATTTTTCAAATATGGAAAAGAAACATATATTGATGATTACGAGTTAGATGGATTTGTATTAAAAGACTATCAAGCGCATCCACACATTAAAGCACCATTATCAAATTAATCCATATTTATTAATATGATACGACTAATTGATTTACTAAGGGAAAGTTTAGATAATGAAATATTTAAACTAAAAGCTATAGGTTATGAAATAATAGATAAATACACTTCAGGCATATATACTGCTTTTTTACTTTATGATCCTAAAGAAGATGTATATGAAATAGCTCTTACATCTAATGATCAAGAATTTACAACTTTCCAATCTCAAATTAAAAAATCCCCACAAGACAGTAAAACATCTGTAATATCTTTTAAAGATATAGTTTTTAAAATTAAAGAATGGTTAGATAAATATGGTGATTTAGTAGTAGGATCATTAAATAAAAATAGAACATACAAATACCATCAATTATTAAAAAAGTTTGGTTTTAATGTAGGGGATATATCACATGATAAACCCACAACATATTTTCCCGAATCGTGGAATTTTAACATTATGTCAACATAAATTAAAAATGGAATTACTAAATTCACACCCAATTAAAAAATCCGATTTAGGTTTTCACGGTAACCTATTTGGTGGCAAACTTTTAGCATGGATAGACGCTTCAGCAGCAGGCTACGCAATGCAACTATGTGATACACCTCGTATGGTAACAGTTTCAATTGACCAATGTAATTTTGAAAGACCGGCTCGTGAAGGTCAATTGCTTAAAATTTATGGTTGGCCTAAAGAAATTGGAAATAGCTCTATAAACCTATATATGGAAGCTAGAGCCCATAACGTTTATACAGGCAATCAAGCTGTTGTTTTAAAAACACATATTACATTTGTTCATATAGATGAAGAAGGACATTCTATACCATTAGGTGAAAAAGCAAGAAGTAGGGTAAAAAATCTTTTAGTTGAAAAATCTAAAGGAGAACTTGGAAAATAGAATATCTTTTCGTATATTAAAATAAAAAAATGAGTAAAACATCAAGTAAACAAAAATTAGAAGTCTTACACAGTTGGATTTCATGGGTGTCAAAACAAAAAGGATATCCAAAAAGCAAACCTAAAACCAAAGTATAAATAAGTAGATGACCATGAAATGAAACCAAACAAACTAAAAGCGCCCACAGTGGTACATGGATCAGGCGCTTTATCTACTGGAAGTCAGGTGTACTTAAATGGTAAAGTACCTAACGCTTAATTAGGAAATGCAGGTTCGAATCCTGTCCTGGCTACAGCAGTTACTTGACGTCCTATAGTACAGTAACAACCATTGGCATGTGGGGCATTGCATGAATGGGGGCGCAAGGTAAGAGAAACTTGCAACGGTGGAGTGCCGAAAACATTAGAAACGCTCGTATGGGTGATCATGCGTTAGATGACAAATCTCCACTTTTTAAACACATAAACTCAGGTACCCATACAGCGGTGAGATGGGCTAAGTTAGATACAATTCCTCGGAGCTGGGAGTAGAATGCCTGAGAGTGTGTTTTTAAATATGTATAGAAAACACCCCACCAACATGAAAATGTTGGGACCATCTAGTGATACTGTTGCTAGATCCTCCCCTGTAGATAGTATCTACAGGTCAAGTACCAGACAGCATGCCGTAAGATCTGCTCACTATATCTGGTCTTTTTGGATATTGGGAAATTGGATTGCTGTAATACCTGTCCGGCCAGACACACTTACTCAACCATATAACCAACTATCGCCCTCTAACAAGTACTAAGGACGCTTGGAAAACTGTTAGAGGGGACAATGTAGGAGTTCTTTGACATTTTAAAAATTAGAAAACATGGAAATAACATCATTTGTTTTAGGTATGCTTACGATTGTAGCAGCAATTATGATAACCGCTATTGTTGTAGGTATGGTTAAAATTAATCAATTAAAAAACAAAACAGAAAATCTAACACAATTGTGTGCAGCAATTGAAAGTGATTTAAGACATGAAATCACAAATGTATATGATAGTATGAACCGTGAAGATGAAGGTATACGACGTATTATTGAAGATACAAATCGTGATATCACATTGGTTGAACGAACCATTATGCAACGTATTGACAAAGTCGATGAAGAACATAACAAGCATGAAGATGATATTCATCGTCAAATTGATCAAACTAAATCTTATATCGATTCTCGAATTGATAAGGTAATAGTAAAAGGAACCTTAGATGGTTCTAAACAAGTAATAAAAGGATAAAAATAACCAGTCACAAGAACTCCTACATTTATTTCCTCATAGTATTTATAATAAAATGCTATGAAAAAATTTTTATTTGTCTTTGTTTTCCTTTCAACATTTATTAACGCTCAAACAGTTATCCGTTACGATTACATGGAAACATGGGATTGGGCAGGTTTATGGTGGACACCAGCGGCTTCAGCAGGTTGGTTCACTAATGCTTCAGTTACACCTACTGAAAGCGCTGTATTATATGGTTTAGGTAGTGGCACATCTATTGTAGAGCAAGATTGGTATTCTTTACCTAATGTAACAGGTTTAAATATAAACAACCAATATCAACTTAAATTTAAATTAGCATCTTATACATTTTCAAATCCAACAGCTACAACTAGAGGTGTAGATGTAGCAGATTATGTTTCTGTTCAAGTATCCACTAACGGTGGAGTATCTTATGTTACTGAAATGAGAATAACAGGAAACAGTAACGCTACTTGGCCATATACAGCAACAGGTGCTCTTACCCATACAGCAAATGGCACATTTACAAATTCAGCTGCACCTGCAGGTGATGTATATCAATCTCCTATTGGGGCATCTACAACAGGCCCTTCAACAATTACATTAAATTTACCTTTAAATATTTCACAAGTTGCAGTTGATATTTACTGCAGAGCAAATTCAGCAGGAGAAGAATGGTGGATTGATAATATTCAATTAATTGAAATAGTATCTTTACCTGTTGAAATGGTTTCATTTGAAGGTTCAAATACAGAACAAGGGAATCTTTTAATTTGGAAAACAGCCTCAGAATATAATTCATCTCACTATTTAATTGAACGTTCAACAACAGGTGAATTTAATGAAAATACAATTATTGGAATTAAACAAGCAGCAGGAAACAGCACAGAACTTTTAACATATACTTTTGTTGACAACGATTATCGTTCTGAAATAAATTATTATCGTATTACTCAAGTTGATGTAGATGGGCAATTTAAAATATATGGCCCTATTTCAATCAACAATACTGAGAGTATTAAAAAGATGGTTAAAATAGTAAATGCTTTAGGTCAAGAAGTAGATGAAACAGCAACAGGTGTTTTATATGAGGTGTATGAAGATGGTACTTCAAAGAAAATTATTAGATAATTTGTTTTTTTAAAAAGGTTTTCGTATATTAAGATTATGAGTAAATTAAATCAAGTTAAGATCCCAATAACACTAGATAACCTAAGTGATATGTTACCACCACCAGAACAACCTAAATGGAAGCTTGTTAGGGAACGAGATGGTTTAACTAAACAATCTGCTGAAGTAAAGTGGATTGAATGGGATGAAAATGGTTTTTTCGAAGCAACACATGATTACCCAGATATAGGAAGATCTTTAATAATGTCTCCATTCAACTATTACTTCACTTGGCAAACCACACCAATGACAGGTATACAAGAGCAACGAGAAGATTATATTTGTTTTGATACAGAAAATAGTAGATATGAATTATTTAAAATAAAATGAAACGAACAATAATATATGCAGGTGATGCCGCCTGGAGCCGTAAAGCATATCTAACCATAGAAGATGATACAGTTGAATTTGATTGTTCAGATGGTGAATATGGTCCAATCCGTTTCCCTTTACAAACATTACTTAACGCTTTAGACTCCCATATGGAAGAAGATATGTCTGATTGGGATGTTACATTAATGGATGGATTAGAAGATGAAGACTTTTCTGATTGGGACCCAGATTCAAACGGATATTAAAAAAATTATGGGAAAGCTTAAAATTACACTAATTTCAGATACACATGCTAAACACCTCCAAATTACAAAGGATTTACCTGGAGGTGACATTTTGATACATGCTGGCGATTTTATGTCTTCAGGATATGGCTCATACGAAGCAGAAGAATTTTTTAAATGGTTTGATGAAATAGATAATTACGATACAAAAGTATTTATTGCTGGTAATCATGACCGCATAATGGAAGATGAACCTGAATGGGTTCAAAGGACTTTACCTGGTTATAAAACAATAGAATACTTACAAGATAAAGGTATGGGTGTTATTGTAGGAAATGAACCTGAAATTAAACTGTATGGTTCACCTTGGCAACCAGAATTTTTCAATTGGGCATTTAACTTGCTTCGTAACGGAGAGGAAATGAAAGCAAGATGGGATGCAATACTAGACAATACAGATATTTTAATCACACATGGCCCCCCATTTGGGTATTTAGATATACCAGGTGGACAAAGTATACGAGTTGGATGTGAAATGTTACGTGAACGAGTAGATACAATACGCCCAAAAATTCATGTGTTTGGACATATACATGGAAGTTGGGGACATTATTTTGATGGACATACACATTTCTTTAACGCATCTGTTTTAGATGAACGTTACACGTATGCTCATGAACCATGGGTTTTTGAATGGGATAATATTACAAATGAAATAACTTGGTTATGAAACAGACAGCGGTAGAGTGGTTGGTTGAACAAATTCTTAAAGAAAAAGGATTAGTTGATTTAGATATACAAGCAGCCAAAGAAATGGAGAAAGAGCAGATATGTGAAGCATATACTATGGGAGTAAGTCCTATGTTGAGTATATGGAGATTTGGTGAAGATTACTACAACGAAACCTTTAAATCAGAACAGAATGAAACCATTTAATGAATTAAAAGTTGGAGACAGAGTTAAAACAAATTATAGTGGCTGGGCAACTGTAGTTCAAGTAGGTTGTTATAATGGAACTATGGTTAAACTTGATTGTGATGA